GGGCGGCGGCAGTTGAAGACCTCATCCAAGCGGTTGCTGATTCAAGCAGTACGAGTTCTGTGATTGACACCGAAGTGTTCCCTGTTTTGGGTAACATCTTTGTCATGGTGACATACCAACTCGCTTGAGGTGAGTAGGTATGGGATTCGATGTACGAAACATTGACTTAAGCGACATTGTTCGTGCTGGAAAGCAAGACCGCAAGGCTGATTTCCAGTACGGAAGTGATGTGGTTTCCAAGCCTCAAAAACCACTTGAGGGTATTACAGCGCAACAGCGCAAGCGTAATCAAGAAATAGGTGATGTGCTTAACATTGGAGCAGGTACACGCTGTACCCATTGCGGTTTCCTTCACTTTATGTGGAGAGCCACATGTGGTGCTTGTGACAAACCAATGGAATACAATATGGGTCATCGTGACGAAACAAAGAGGTTGTAGATATGAAGGTATTAATTAAATCAATGAAGCCGCACCGTCAAAGAGTGCTTACCGCAGATGGTGAAGAAGTTCGCCTTCAAAAGTGGGCGAACAAAAAAGCCGCTGAAAGTTTGCGAACTGCTGGTGGGGATGCGAGCGGAGAACAATTTACTCAAGCCCGTGATATGCTCATGAGGGACGCTGTAGAGAACCCGGAGGAACACGGACTCAAATTCATGAACGAAAGACTACCCTTTGAGGGGCAAAACTTGGAAAGTTCGTTGAGTGAACCCGATTACAGCGGTGAAGCGGAGGCAGACTTCGCACTAAGACAAGAAGAATTAGAACAGGCTATGAAAGAAGGTACAACGCCTAATGAAAGTCAAGAAGACATAGATGCTGATAAAAAACGAATGCCTAATTTGTTTGACAGTGAAGGTAAACTCCGTGATGGTATGCCGCCCGAAGAAGAAGAGTTCAACCCCGATGCCGAGGCTGAACACATGCGCCGTATCATGACCTCTCGCCAAGTTCCTATGCGTGATGCTTGGAGTATCTTGAAAAATGACCCGTATGATTGGCAGGGGCAAGAATACGATACACATTGTCCAAAATGTCGAAAAGGAATATACCGTCAAGACGAAGATGATTTGTTTATGATACAAAATGCTGGTATGTGTACTGATTGTATGATGGCGTGAGGGAGGGTAATGTATGCCAGTAGTGTTCAGTCCCGGCGAGCCGGAAACCCGACCACTTGACCCGTCTGCTGTTGTATATTGTACCGCTCAACAAGTCGCTGACCTACTGGATATTGGGCCGCAAGATGCTATCTTGATGAGTGCTGACGCTGACGCTGACGCTGTATATATCACAGGAAACGAACTACGACAAGTCGGCTTTAGTGAAGGTGACAAAATTCGTGTGTACAGCGATGCTGACCCATTGGGCGAAGAAGATTTGACAATAGCCTCGATAACCAAGGGTACGGGAGGAAAGGCTGGACATGTTAAGGTTACATTCACTGGTGCGACACTGACAGCCACAGATTACCAAGTGGCTGATAACGGCTATGTACAGAACCAAGCATCATTCACTAATGGTCGTACTCGTGGTATGACCAAAGCAAAGGTTGAGCATGTTATTCTCAAGATGCAAGACCGTATTGACAACATGACACGCAACGCATGGCGACCGTACTTAGTGGCCGCTGAATACATCAATTTCGATACATACAAACCATACCGACGACGATACTATACTGATTATGTCGGTACCAGCCCCCTTCTATTCCGTAACATTCAACAAATCCTTCGCCTCGAATTGTGGCAAGGTGATGATTATCGTGAAATTGGTGCCGCTGAATGTCGCATCAAATTGAATGATGTGTCAAACCTTTCATCAGCAAGTATTTTTCTCTCTCCGGGTAATGGAACAGTAGCCACACTTGCACAGGGTACTGGTACAGGCCAGTGGCGTGATGACTTTGAAGCAACAACCGTAGCACAAAATCTCGCAGACCTCATCAACAAAGAGGACAGGGTGAATAAAGTCGCTGTGGAATTTTCACCAGCATTTATTTTGGAGGGTTCATCTTCTAATGTGGCAGTTCACAATGAGTTTTTGGCATCAGCCAACAGTGACCTTGGTACTGGTGTAGTGAAGGTTACTTCCATGCGCCCTGTTAAGGCTGGTGAGGTGTGTAGTATCGTCACCACTTCAAGTGACATTGAACTTGACCAAGTACAGAATAACAGCACTACATTCACAAGCCTTGACAGCACAACTATCAATGTAGCATCCACAGAAGGATTCGTAAACGCTGGTGTTGCTATTGATGCAAGCGGTGATGTGTTCCGCTACACAGGAAAGACCGCTACATCCTTCACAGGGTGTGTGATAGTTTCAGTAGGTAAAGCATTGAGCGACATTGCTGGTGCTATTACACAGAAGTCTTTCCTCGTTGACCTACAGGGTGGTAGTGGTAGTGGCGATGTGGGTCGTCTTCGTGACTGGTGGATTGATTACGAAATGGGTATCATTTACTTCAACAACTCTTATCCGTTCTTTGAATGGAACGCTATCAAGGTGGCTTACATCTACGGTGAGCGATATGTTGAGAAAGCCATCGAAGACATATGCACGAAGATGGTGGCTATTGAATTACTGATGGCTGACGACCGTAGCGTGCTTATCCCCGAAGGCACACAGAACATTGACCTCGCAAGCAAGGTACAGTTGTATCAAGCAGAAATTGAAAGAACTCTACCAAAGTATATTGAATTAGTGGTGTTTGAATGAATCAGCGTGATTTTCTCAAGCAAGGTGAAACAATTCATCAGCGTATGATTGAAGAAATTTTCAAGAAAGATAAACAAATGCAACAGCAATTTCGTGAGCAATTCACGACATTACCTGCCGCTTTTCGTGAGCAAATGGAGCGTATTGAAGCGGGTGCTAAGGGTTTTACTATGCAAGACGGTGTAGCCATCAACAACAAGAGTGGACAGCCAGCCAGCGAGATTGAATACAAATCAATTCAAGATAAAACGGATGATGCTATGCTACGCCAAAATCCCGACCTTGAGCGCAGTAACATGCGCTATGATAACGGTTTCATTATTCCTATTGACTTTAAGAAAATCATCGAAAAGGAGGGAATGTGATGGTAGCCACATGGATTGAGGGTTTAGATGTTATCATTGGACTATTCAAGACGGAATGGAACCGTGGTAACACCAGTAATTATCGTCCTGTGGTAGTCGATATTGCAGACACTACGGCTGAACATGGTAAGCGTCTTGACTTAGACAAGCACGATTATGTGTTGGTGTACGAAACCGCTCACAACGAAGAAGCACCCGAACTTTTTTACGACTTTGTAACGACACGCATAAATATCACAGTCGATGTGAGAACAATTAAGGGGCGCAAGCATTTACAAGCCCTTGAGAATGAAGTTCGGAGAGTGGTGCATTCAAAAAGAAAAGGTGACGGTACAAACTTTGACAGGCTGGTGTTCAAAACCCGCACTGATTTGAGTGACCGAAGCAAATTTCTTTTCCGTATGACTTTTCAAATCGAAGTCGTAATACTTGCAGAACTAATACCATAGGTGAAAAAACATGCCATCAACAGTGTACAAGGGCGACTTAGCAGAAGTTTCATTCGCACCCGAAGTGGGTGTATCGTTAATTTGTGCGGCGGGTAATGATTGCACATTTGTCCTTTCACACCCTTCCGATGACCATTCAAAATTAGTTCTTACTGGTGCTAACACACAAATTTTTGACACTAATAATTTAAAATACCCCGATGGAATGTTAGTTGGTTCTCAATTGAAATTTACACGAAGTAGTGGCACGACAATCGTTGACGCAGATTTGAATGTATTGTTTACTATTGTTGGCAACGACGGCCCAAATTTGTTTCTTTCTCCCAAGATGCTTACAGGAGCGGGCACGATTAACGATGCGAATGTGACTCTTCATATTCTTCCGTACAAAACCCCACCTTTTGACTCCACTATGAGTCAAGGAGCAGGTAGCGAAAGAGTTCTTACTGACCAATTCCTCGGTATCACTAATGCTCTTACTGTTCCCGAAACCAAGGTTGACTTGAAGCGATTCCATGTTGTCGGTCTTGGTCGAGATACAAGTGTGCAGGTACCCGGTAAGATGACTACCGAAGGTGGTTCCTTTGAGGTTGCTATGCATAGTGCCCGCTGGCTCAAATACTGTCTTGGTGGCGAAGTGGTTCACCCTGTGTCGGACCCCGAAACAAGCCACCTTACGACACTTGATGGTGCGACAAACGCAGGACAGTCGTTTATCACTATTACTGACGATGAAACTAATTTGGCTGTTAAGCATTATGTACTTATTGTGGATACAGAATATATCCCTGTGACTACAACTCATGATGTGGATGTGTCCGATACAGACCTAAGATGGGCGGGTACATTCAGTGACAGTCGTTTTGATAGTGCGTTGCGTAGTGAAGTTCGCCGTGTAATTGGTATTGATGGAAAAAAAGTGTATTTAGACGAGCCACTTCTCTTCCCTCATGCAGATAATAAGGCAGTACAGTTCATCGACTTTAATGACCCCACAAATACAAATCCACCTACAGTATCAACAACTGGTGTTGTGGCAGATGCACAAACTCACTTGCTCTTCAACCACACTCATCAACCATCTTTCAGCCTTGAAGTTTCACAACGCCGACGAGATATGGATTCCGACGAGGGAACTGTGGATGGTAGCCAAACAGATTCTAAGGAATTGACTCGTGTGTTCCGTGGATGTAAGGTAACTGATTTCACTCTCACAACCGATAACGATGCCGCTCTTCGTTTGGCTGTAAATTTCAATTCGGCTTTGTGTTACACTGACACTGCTCGTTTGAGTGGTGCGGCCTCAAAGTATTCCTCACATCGTATGTTTAATGATACAGCAAATACCGATGAAAAAAGATTCCAAAGTGGTATTGGGCCTAAGACACAGAAGCCTTTCATGTTTTACAACGGTACAATCAACATTGCTGGTGTACAAGCGGCACAAGTTTTGAACTTCTCACTCACAGGACAAACAGGAATGCAAGCCTTCCACACTATCGGTGGACAAAGTAGCATTAACACTGCTACTGAACAGGTGCCTTTCGGTGGTTCACGGAACACTACTCTTATGGTCGAAGGGCAAACATCCTACGAGATGACTATGGAAATTGGTGTTGACGACCCACTCTTTTATCACAAAATGCGCTCGGCTACTGAATTTGTTGGAACTACTGATGGAACTGTTGGAAATCAAATCCGTATCAACTTTGAGAAAAATACCACAACTGGTACCACTGAGCGTATGATGATTATTATTGATGATTATTACATCATCGAAGCACCACTACAAATTCCCGAAGATAAGGGAATGGTTAAGTCAACACTCAAAATTATGCCTAAAACCATTAAGGTCATAGCACGAGATACCATTGTCAAATACTGAGGTGAAACGCATGAAAAAATCATTGCAAAAGTATGGTCGTCTTGGAGCACTTGGATATGCTCGATGGGTTTGTCAAGCAAATGGTGTTGAGTTTACAGAAGATATGATTACCCTCATGGATAACCATGCTATTCATGCACATGTTGAGAGTCTTCTCACGCCTGTTGAAGACGCCCCTGCACCACTGTTGAACGAAGAGCCAATTAACCCCTTCCCCGAAGACCTACAACAATACGATTCACTAACCGTCGCTGAACTGCGTGCGCTTTGCAAAGAGCGTGGACTACCAGTGTACGGCACAAAAGCCCAAATTGTTTTGCGATTGAAGCAAGACGATGAGGGTATCATTCCCGAAGAGGAACCCGAAAGCCCCGTTGTAGAAACGGCCCTTGAAGGTGACTCGGAAGCCCCTACCGAAGAGGTAGCCGCATCCATTGGAGAGGAACTAAATGAAGAAACAAACGATAGTGACGAACAAGAGCCTGTTATTGAAGAATGATGATACTACAAAGCATGTGATTCCGATTGATGAATCACAGGCGATTGAAGTATGGGTTCGTGACATATCTTTCCTTGACATTCAAGCGGCGGCACAACACATGCTCCGTGTTGAAAAGGGTGATGTGACACTCGACTTAGCAGGATATTGGAAGTTTGCCTTCTCCAATTGGATTACCAAAACAAATCCACAATTAAACACCGATGAATTACTTTCCCTTAAAGGCCATGTTGGAGAACAGGTCTGTAAAGTGCTACCACAACCACAAGAGTTGGCGGAGGCTTTGCAAGGGGGGTTTATGAAGCCGACCGAATGAGGGTCGATAAATTTCTCAAGAAGGACAAGTACGATAGTGTTGAAGACATAGCAACTCAAATAGAACTTTGGGCTTATATCATCGCAAAACATTTCAGTATATCCCTCTTGGAAGTGTATTCTATGCCCCCTCAATTGTTCAAACAATCCCTCGTATGGGCGATGGCATCAACCGAAGAGAATAATAAGGAAATTGAGCGTAAGAAACAACAGGCGAAGAGTGGAGATAGAGAAGTAGTCGGACTGGATTATTCGTTTTTAGATTGGGAGTGAAAAAATGTCGTTAATTTCAATGATTTCTTCCATGTCCAGCATGGTGTCACAGATTGGTCCGGGCTTCAAAGCCGCTGGCACAATGGCAATCAACGCATTTACAGATTTAATGAAATGGTTTAACTCTAACTTAATTCAACCGATGAGAGATTTTATTGACAACCTTTCTTGGGATAGCGTGACAACATCAGCCACAAATGCTTTCACTGCCCTTATGGAGTTTGTTGGTGGTATTTTTAGCACCTTCTTCGATTTACTACCAAACCCTCCACCAATTTTTACAATTGACTTTTGGACAGGATTGTTCACGAGTATAGGTGAAACTGTTGTTGGGTGGCTTGTGGCTGTATGGGACTTAGTACCCGATGCACCCGATGTGTTTACCAAGCAATACTGGGTTGATTTGTTTGACTTTGAAATGCCGAGTTGGGGTGAAATTTTTGAGTTCGCTTTACCCGATTGGTTGTTGACTACAGTTGATTTCATTCTTGGCAACGGTGCGTTTGCGGGCTTCTCCCTCTCCGAGCGGCTTGATTTCGCCTTCGACCTTCCCGATTGGCTTACCACAACTATCGACTTTATGACTGGTGACGGAGCGTTTGCTGGATTCAGTATCGGTGACCGATTGGATTTGGCTATTGGGGCGTTGCCTCAACCATTCAAATTCATCGCTGATTTATTCCAAGGTGTATTCGGCATTTCCATTGGAGATTACATTGATTTTGGTATTGAACTTGCGGGCGATGCTTGGGATTTCATTAAGAAATTGATTGACGACCCAATTGGTACATTTACAGATGTAGGAACAGGAATTACTGAATTGTTTGAAGGTTTGACTCTTGGAGATATTGTTAAGGCACCCTTCAACTTGTTGATTTCCGGTATCAATGCGGCGTTCAGTGCTGTGGATTTCAGCATTTCAATACCCGATTGGGTACCTGTGGTTGGTGGGGAAAGTTATAATGTCAACCTTTCGGATTGGAAAATACCTCAATTGGCTAAGGGTGGTATCGTGAATAAACCTACACTTGCCATGATTGGTGAGGACGGCCCCGAAGCCGTTGTACCTCTAAGCCAGCGTAATAACCCAAGCGGTGCTGGTATGGGCGGCGGTACAGTCAATGTCACCGTGAACGCATCGGGCATCACAGACCGCACTGACAAGCGTGCGCTGGCCCGTGAGATTGGTAATATGATTCAACAAGAAATGGCCCGTAACATTGGCGGCTCAACCATGAGGGGGCGGTACTGATGGGTACGCCAATACGCCTTGTACGCAATGATGGTGGTATCATCGAACTCATGGCTACCACCCTCACCATGAATGTTGATAGGGGTGTGTCACCCCTCGCTATGCCGTTTGCAGGTGGCAATCGCTTTGCCTTTGACCTCAACCTACCCAAGTCGCTCATCACTATTGAGGGGGTTATGACTGATGATGACATTCTAAATATGAATAGTATTGCACAAGACGCTGTAGGTTCGATTGATTTTGCAAAGGTGCAAGACCCCGGTTTTCATGTTCAAACATGGGTAAGCAGTGCCAACATTGATGCAATTATAGCACCAGTTCCATCGGCTGATGATGCGGGAGTTGCACACGCTAAAACATTTATTGAAATAAACACCGTTAAGATTTACCTTACACAACATAGTAGTGACCGAGGTTTTGTAGGTGGTAGACATTACATTTCGGTCTTTACGGGTAGTGCGTACCGTACCGCTGATGAAATTGCAGAAAGTCTACATCAATTGATTGCTACAAACAAAAACACTTGGAAATTTCAAAGCATAAGAAATGGTAGCGTTGTCACAATGACGACAATTGACCTAAATTTAAATGGAAACGACATTATGAATTTGAACGATGGTTTTGTTGATTTAACAATTTTCCCATACCAACCAAAACATGTGCAGTTTGCTGGTGGAAGAAATAGTTCTCAAGTCACTAACAAAAGCGCAGGTGACAAAGTTGCTGAACTTTTCGCAGTGCTTAACAACAGCAACAACGGCGGAATGGGAGCGATGGTTGCGACGGCGGCTGTTGCTGGTGGTGCGATTGGTGCGGGTATAGCAACTGGTGGAATAGGTTTGTTGCTCGCAGGTGCAGGAGTTGGTGTCGCTGGTGGCATCAATCAAGCGAATTACGATACCAAATATGGTGATTATATCACTGCAATTCAAATTCCTTTTTCTTCAAATGTAAATAACCGTGAATCTATTTTTTACATGCCTACTGGTAGTTTTAAACAAACAACTGATAAAACCGTTGATAATGCTTTAGCAACAGGTACAGAATTTGATTCAAGTGAAAGACACTACACAGGAATTAAAGGCACTGTGGCCAACGCCACATTTGTGCAACTTGGCGGTGAACCGATATACTCTTTCACCATTAACTTTGCACCGATTGACTGGATATTTTGAGGTGAATATATGGTTGCAATTGGTCGTAGTAGTCACGCTTTCTTCTTCGATGGCGTGAGCGATTCTGTAATTATCCCGCAAGGGCAATTCACTGGTACTGGTGTTGAAGACGGTAGTGGAAACAAAGTTATGACAAAGACACTACAGGGTAGTGGTGAAATTGTTTCAATTAATGGTAAAACGATTACTGACTTTGTAATCGAAGCGTGGGTTGTTCCCGATTGTGGTGGCGTAGTAGCACATCGTGAAGGGCAATTCACTTTGGAAATGGGTACAATTGACACCCCCGGTCCAGCAAAATTTACTGTACAAGTTGAATCAATACACGGCTCATCATACTTTGAATTAACCACTGCTACTGATGCCACTACGAGATGGGATGGGACTGTTTATCCACAACAAACTCACGGTGGTATGCATGACTCATACAACAGGTATGATACATCGAACTACAACGATGCTACAAATTTGAATTTCAACAACCGACCGCTGTATCATATTGTCGCAGGTATCACCAAAAATAAGGTGTTCCTTGCCGTCAACGGACAAATCGTTTCACAGCAGGAAACACCAAAAGAAACTCGACTTGCACGCTCTACAGAACATGTGTATCTTGGCGGTAAGGGTGGTGAGTTTCGTGGTGCTATAGAAGCCATACATTTCTCAAATGAATTTGATGAAAATATGATTCAACCGTCGATGGCTGTGAAAGGAAACACTACTTCTGCGCTTTTCCGATTTGAAGAACCAATAGATGTGATTGATGGTACATATGAGTTTTCAGCGTTTACTGCGAATACTACAACGCTTACAATGACGGCGACTGATGCTCAAGCACTCATCGCACGATTAACAGGTAAAGCCTACGATGCTTCTTCTCCAACTGTCGATTTCACAACCACACCGTATAGTATGGGTAATTACAAGGTGGTGGATTACTATACAAACAGTGGTACTGCGGCGACGATTGCTGTTCCACACACCCCATACAACCTTCTCATTAACCCCGGTGCAATTAATCGTAATACACAGAAGCCCAACCAATCCCCACCCGAACGGGTGCGACTTGAAAGCATCAATGGGAGCACTGGTGTTGTCACTTTCAACAGCATACACATTGACTTCATTAACGGAACGAATGGCCTCCGTGGTGCTCTTCACTCTCGTACAGCCAACATTGACAACTACTTCGTTGTTATTGGGGCTGATTCATTGATTGACAACGGGACTGGTAAACCATACCAACCGCCACATTACGGCACACAAATTTTTGATAAGACAGGCCAAATGGTGCTTGATGAAAGCGCATACCAAAACCACGGTTTAGTTTATTCCTCACAAATGGCTACAGATACAACAACCAACCCATTTGCTGTTACATGGCCAACCACACTTGACACTCTCTTCCAAGTCGGTCACAGTGGTAGACACACATTCTCTCACATTGTGGGACATGAATACATGCGTCGATACCCCAAACCTACTGAACTCACGCTTGACCAGCAAGCAGACGGTTCCGCCGATGTAGTGCAAATGGCCTATGATTCAAACACTCGTAATTTAGATGAGATGTTTACAATGAACTCACTGGTGGATTTTTACAGTGAAACGCTTGAAGCACCCATAGTTCGTATAAATAATTCATCTCCTGTTGCTACTGTTGTAGATAATGGTATGCCAGTGAGTAAAAAAGAACTCATCGCAATTGGTGGTGCTGGATTCGATTATTTACCATTCTTCCTTAAGGGTCCAGTGGTCGATGTAGACAATATTAATGAAAACAATCGCTTGTTTCATCTCACACCCGAAACAGAAAGTCGAGTTGCCCTTCTTCATGTACCTGCACTGCGTACATCACATAACCTTGCTCCGTATGTCGAAGTGCATTATAACGCCATAGACCTTACAGGGGCGAGCATGGGGCAGACCAAACCTATGCTCATGGTTACTAAGACTGTGCCAGCAGGGTCGTTTGATTTGGGTAGTGGTACAAGAGTATTGGATGTGATAAACTCCGACCTTGCTAATACCACACTATACTCACCCGGCGGGATTATTTCAATCTCCAATGCTGTTAGTGGTTATGGAAGCCTTATGCAAGAGTCACACACACTGATTGGTGATAACGCTGGTGGGCAAGACAGTGAAACGGAATTGGATTACAGTCGTACACCTGCTTTGTACACTCCTGTGAACGATGTAAATGCAGAACCAGCATCGCCTCCTACAGCGGTTAAGCGTTCACATAACACGGGCACTCACGAATCAGTGTACCACAGACTCGCTATTGAAGCCATGAGTATATCATCAAAGGATTCAATGCAAGACATTGGAGCAAGGACAAAAAGACTTCAACCTTCTACAACAAATACAGGTACGGGTGTGTTTGACCTCGGTACTACTACTCAATCATCTCGTGTCTTTGAAATGTTCAATATAATTGACAATGTGATGGTTACTAACCAAGCAGGTGTAATGGCAAGAATATTTGTTCAACCATCCGTTAAATCACGAGTAAACCAATTATCCTTAGTTCGTACCACATTTGGTGGTGGGAACCCTAATATCGCAAGCATCATGTTCCTTATGAGCAGGTGTCGTATTCGTGGAGTATCAAAGCAAGAAAGCCCCGAAAGCAACATGTCAACAGTGGTCGTCACTGCTACAGGTATAGCCGAGAGTTTCGTCAACGAAAATGTGTCGGTAGTAGGTAGCGGCTCACCCGATTCTCATGTGGTGAAAGAGATTGAGCCTAACGCTCCTGTTGTCACAGTGACGCTTGGTGGCCCCGGACAAGGTGGCATCAACACAAAGCCTACCTTTGACCCAAGCCCATTGATGCGTTTGCCGGGTTCTACACGCCGTAATTGTGCAGTACAAGCAACAGTAGCACAATCAGCAGGTAATAATGGAACGCTCAGTGTTCGACCACTTAACAACGATTCTCCCGACACAAAATCATGGGGTACTATTTGTTTCCCAAAGGTAGGGCGAATTTACCTTGATGATGGAGCGAGTGCCGCTTATACATCAAAAACTGGTACGGGTTTCCTTTTCGTTGGTACTGATGCCGTCGCTAATCGAACATATTTGGATGCGGCGGGTACCGCATATTCTTCATTCCACGAATGGGCAAACGCTACTGGTTTGTACACTCAAGGTATTCTTGGGACATACACCACATCGGTGTATGTGTACAATGATGGTGATTTTGATAATGATTCCTTAGCACAAGACGGTAGCACTGTCAATGACCGTTTGTTCCAATCGCTGGATACGGTTACTCATGATTACCAACTCGGCTCGCAGTTCGCAAGCACCCGTTCTATGGTTGAAATTCCTGTATTCCCACAGCAATTTTTTGACCATACCGAAGCAGGGGTCTTCCCCGGTCCCGATAACAGTATGAAATTGCATATTGATGCTACATATACGGCTCACACATGGAATGCATCACCCGTTGGTCGTCGTGCTGATGACATTGGAGTATCCGATAAAAGTGCTAATTCGGCATATTCGTACAGTATTAACAACAAAAAGCATGTTGAGTCGGCTACTATTTTACAGATAATTCAAAGCACAAACTATGCTGATGTATATGTTTCACATCCTAAGATGTTCCCCGCATCCACATCAGTTGATGAGATAGGTAATTTACAAGGCATCCAACGATTACGCAGGGTGTTTTTATCTAATGGTGAATGGGGTGTTTACAACAATGATGCACCTACAAATGGATACCTGCGAATCCCCAAAAACGCTACAGGCGGTTATCACGATGGTCATTCCGAAACTTTCTTCCAAAACGCAATAGTGGGTACTAAAATTTACACAGCGGCAGGATTCCGTAACGAAACACTTGTTCCTGTGGCATCCGATGTAGAATTACCTTCTTCGGATATTGAAGGTCGCTCACCTTATTATTATGATATGGCGAATGTAAAAACACAAGGTGGTAACCTTGACTACGGTTTGCGTCAATATGTAAGTGCGGTGGAGTTCAAGGCAGGACCACTCGCTAATCCTCACGCACCACGCACTGTAACAAAGCGTCCTATCTCAAAAATTCTACAAGTACAGGAATTTAGCGGTAGTGCATCAACGGGATATTTATTGAATATTGTGTTAGAAGATACAAGTCTATTCCCCGATGTACCTTGGACTCGTAGTTCAACGGGACTTCTTGACCCTATACTTGGTGACTTGATGTTTGTAGGAGAAATCATGCTAACAACACCTATCGAAGTGTTGTATTATGGTAAATTTGATGCTAACAGTGGTTCTAATTCCATTCAAGTGATTACTCGACCTAATTTATCTTTCACACTTAGCGATTTAGTTGATGTAGATTTTAGATTAAAAAGAGCAGGACGAATGCTGGACGCTGTAGATAATCCAACTGATATGACTTTTGTGGAAAAAGAACTCAATACCTTCTATCCAGTTACATCAGCCGAACAATGGAAATTCACAAATGGTGGTACGGTTGCCGCTGATTCTACTACAGTTCTTGATATTACCTTGACAAGTTCAAGCAATCGTTTTGCTCACGCTAATACTATTGGTGTGAATATACGCAAGGGTGATAAGTTGTTCAAGCAAACAGGCTCAAGTCCTCTTAATACACTTTATGTGGGTACCGTGAGTGCTGTACAATCGGACCTCATAACAGGAACAAATACAAAAATTACTCTCACAGCGAACAACATTGTAGCAATTAGCAATAACGACAAGGTTCGTATCGGGGTTGGTACGGTCATAGAAGAAGACTATGATGCAATTCTCAACCGTAGTTGGTTGTACCCTTACGCTCAAGGTGGGTTACGCAACGGTGACACTGTATGGATGAACATGACATTGAACAACCCACACGCCATAGAAGGTTTGTTTGCAAAGAGTCGCGGCGTGTTTAATGAAGCGGCTGTATGGAGGGGTTTCAACGGTGGTCAAGGGGTGTTGGCTAATCGACCAAGAGATTCGATTCCACTTGAAAACTTCCTTATTGGGAACTCGTGTCTTGAAACAGCACAAAACTTTGCACAACATGTCAACAAGACAGTTGAGATGAATTACGAGGCTATGGGATTGGATGCCACTCAAGCACCTACCGTGGCCTATATCGACCCATACCTCTCAACTGATGGTAATGCCCGTGTCTTACTCTTTGATGTTGGGCATGACCGTGAGTTCATCGCTTTCCATGATTTACATATGCAAGTTCAATCAAGTGCCGCTACACCCGGTGTAGGATTCGGTCGAGATATTGCGTATGAGGGTGGTACACTCAAACTTGACAAACACCTTGTTAGTATCAACGGTGGGGCACCTCACTACTTTACAACTCAACTCGATGTAGCGAACGGTTTCCCTTCGGAAAACAAGTACCTACGCTCAACTCAGCAATCTAAATTCATTGAAAGCGCATACGCACACAATGTACCAAACACAGGTTCTCAAGACCTACTTGGTAACTCAACTTCTTCTCATACTAAATACACTTTAGAAGACCCAAGTGTAGACCTTGGGCATAATCCTCTTTTGCGAGGTAAAGGACACGGACACTTTGTTCATACTGGACTGTATCATGAAGAAACCAGCAACACACATACCGTGGGCGATTCTTCACTTCCAAGAGTTCAACCAGCAGTTGCATCTATTTACTATGCTAATGAAGCGCATAAATTGATTCGCAAAGAAAAAGAAGGAAACGCTTTGTTAAGTAAACTCAAATTACATAGAGCGCAACAAAACCCTGCTACTCACTCACTCAAGGACGCAAGTACGCTCTTTGATACACCGGATGGTACTCGTGTCATTTCGGCTTTCCTCTCATTAAAAGGGAAGAGGAATACGACCCTCGACCTCGGAAACCATGAGGAAACTCGACTACAACACCTAAAACACTGGACTGAGATGGATTTCGTGCGTCGTATGAGTCTTGATTTAGGAGAAGTTGGGGTCAAAGAAGGTGTTACAGATATTGAGGCGGCGGCGAAAGAAGTAGTGCGTCTTGTCAATCAAGGCGGTGCACCCAACGGTCGAACTCACGCCCGTCGCCCTTCGGGTCAATACCCCGGTGAAAGCGAGCGACTTGACCTTACTCGTATTGGTGTGAGGCAAGATATTGCTGACCCCAACAAAGACCCAACATCAGCCCACATCAATGCTGATTTCTCAGCCACAGGTTCTACTTACGACCCCGCACCGTTTTGGTATGGTGACATTGCGTTTGATTCACATGACCGTGGTTCCCACATGGGATATGTACGAGCGCATCTTGGAAGGGTTGTAGAAGACATTAACGGTAACGAAGGGTACTCTATCATCATTCACTCGACTATTCCGGGCGCATCGGGCCGTAACTTCTGTGTGTGGCTTGATAACAGTAAGGGTCAATCGGCTTATCAACCACAATTCCTTATTGGTCACGGTGGGCGATTCCGAAACTTTTGGGCACAACCCGATGAAATGTTGGGTGAAAACATGCACCCTGCTCCTATGCCGCTCAACAAAGATGGTCGCCCATTCGCACCAGTGACAACACTACGAGAGTTTGTTTCACAGGAAGAGCCGGATGAAGCGTTCACCAGTAATCACGATATTACAGTTAGGCTCAATGATGTGAGTAACCCAAAGGGTCGTAATATCTCAGCACATCTTGGAGGCATTTCACACAACAGTATCAACGATGAATCGTTTGAAACTCAAAGCCCTTCAACGGCCCTTGTAAAAGGATTGAGAGTTGGTAAGAAGGCAGTTGGTCGAATCAACTTCGGTGGTCTTGTAGCATCGGGTGTACCCGGCTTTTCACCTTTAGCGGGTAAGCACGGTCTTGGTCGTAAGGGTGATACTCAGTTTGATGTGTTATACAATGAAGGTACATCAGTCGGTGGTGCTTCACCAACCCCAATCAACAATTATAGCGGGCATGTGAAAACCACAGATGTGATTGATGACGCTGTAGGAGATACGCCTCTATACGGTTTCCGCTTCACAGACCATCGAGGGCAAGGATACGGTGTACGATTTGTATATCGTAAAATGAATGAGTCATTTGCTAATGACTTAACCACCATCCCTTCAACCATAGAAGACGAAATTTGTGTGTACTTTAATGACGGAGATGTGGCTAAGGGTGGTTTTACCATCGGTCAACACATGCTTGGATTTGGTGACGCTACAGGTCGTCTTGATGTTTCAACAGTAACCAAGAACAGTTGGCGAGGTAACCAATGGCGAGGTGTGTATGCTCCTTCTGCTGGTATTGATTGCGATATATCGTGGGATGCCAGCGAAACCACATTAACCGTTCAACTCGGTGCGCCATTCGACAGTTTGTTAGCGGAACTTGGCTACCACCCCGACATCCTTGGTTATCTTGGTTTCCCTCGTCAAAATGGAGTTATACAAATCACCGACCCCTTCACCACCACATCCGATGTAGGTAGCGTGGGAAATGTCATCTCATACGAAAGTCGTACTCAATTAGACGGTGCGGGCACTCACATCTTTTACGGAGTGCGAGGAAGCCAATTCACAGCCTCACACTCTTTAGCAACCCTTGGTGCCGCATCACTCACTGACACAGCAGTTTCTATGTTCAATGCGTCTACAGACCGCATCATCAAGGCACTTATTTCACCACGAATTAATTGGACTACACTGGTGACCGATGAGTTACTTGCGGCGGTTACTACCGAGGCAATCAACCTTGTAAACCCGAACATAGACGACGGTGTATCTTTCGATTGCCGACACATGTATGCGGCTGATGGTCGAACATTTGGTGAATGGGGTGTTACTGCTGACGCTATCAAGATTCGTGCACATAATCCACAGCGTGGTGCTCGCCCACTCTCTACTATGTTTGAAGCGTCCCTACATCACGATTTGGGTATAGAAGCCCCACATCTTGAGTTCGGTGAGTACCAAAAGGTGGATACCACATTCGTCGTAACGATAAGTGATAAGACGGAACTTTATCCCGTAAGTGATGCAGACATAGAAGATAACCATCGTAAAGCAGATTGTGGATATATACCTCGTACTGTTTTACAAATTCGTACTAAGGCTCGTGGTTATCACGCAAATACTCCCACCCCTATTCTTGTTGATTCGTACAACGACCCAGTGCCAACTAATTCATGGGCAAATAACCTCAAGGGGTTGAATTACACTTCAAAGATGGGCGACCACATTTTACCTGCCCTTGATAACGCTTTGATAACTGCTGACTATGATTGGGGTAACAAAGAGTTTACAACTAATTCAAATGAACTGATAACACACATCCTTGTATCAGCAGGTGAAGAAAGCGCAACATTCAACCTCAAAAACAAACTCGTTTCGTTTGGAGATGCGAAAGTCATTTGGTCGGGAAGTAATAGATTCGCTACTGTAACTTCTGTTCAAGGTGCTAATTCAGCAACCAAACTTGAACTTGTGGGAGAACCCGACCCCGAAATGTATAACGAAGTTTGGGATACTCACTTTAGACCCACCGCTGATACGGATAGGGCAGATGTTCTCTTAATGCTTCACGCTGACAAGGCCTTTAGCGGTTATCGTTTGTACGGTAGTGTAGAGAGCGAGCCTATCACCTACTTCAAAGGAGGAAGAGATAGTAACGACCACAGTGTACCACTGTATTTCGGTGGTGGATTTAGTGGTGTGGTGTTAGATGTAAACGATGGTTCACAAAACGATTACTCGTCATTCTACACACATCCATACTCGACCGGACCTACAGGTACAGCAGGTATTCAAAACGCCAATGAAATTAGCACTGCATACGCATTAATGGATTGTAACGCTTTGTTGGCGTTCTTCCCCGGTACACCTTATCTCAATCAACATCGTGGTAGTATCAACCCACCTGCTTACAATCAAGATAACATTCTCTCACCGGACATTGACGCTGGTACACTACCAAACTTGGCATCGGGTCAACCGTCACATGTTACTGCTCGCTACACAAACGGTATTGTGAGGCAACGACCTGTTCCATTGGTCATTCGTATGCCACATCAAACAGCAAGATATGTTGACCATAAAACAAACACTGACTATTTTACTTCTTACCTTGTTTATGGACCGGGGCAAGCATTCCCATTCTACGAAACCGCAACTGGTACACTTGGTGATGTAGAACCACACCCCGGATATGTCGTGACTACAGGGAATACTTGGAGTAAGGTTCCTGTCAACAAGAATCTTCCTAATGAAATCACCAATAATGATGGTGATTACGGGCCACCCGATGCAAATTATCAATCTCGCCGTCAACGATTCCATTGGAATACCACTTTGAATTGGTCGCCGCCTCAAGGAATTCCAAACATCGGTGCGGGTACATCCACAGGCTACGGGATACATCAACGACCCGAACACGGTCATCATTACGGTGAACACTTCATCAATCCGATTGCTGGTAAAGTAGTGGCCAACAACGATGCTGACTACAGAAAGGCGCACCCGTACCAACATTGTGCTATTGGGTACTACGGTATAGCCATGAGTGCTGATATGACTTTCCACATGGACGGTGGTTATCACCCCGGTGGTTCTTGGATGGACAACCAGTTGTCATTCAATCCACCAATGCAAAGTGGAGATTACAAGGTTGTTAAACTGAACAATGTTATGCAACCAACCGCTTTCCGTGTATCGGGTCCGTTGGCTAAGATTGTACTTGATGGTACACTTAACGAAGAGAGTACAAATTTCAATCGTGAGATAATTGCTATTGACGCTACACGCTGTCAAAACGGTGAGGAACTGGCGACTATCATAGGTCAAGCCATCAACGAAAACCCCGGCAAAGGTGCACTCAAAGCCATGGGTGGTACATTCATGCCGTCGATGGGTAATGCTATGCGACAAGACCGATATGGTTGGGTTGAATTAAATTATACGACATACACAAACGACACCGCTTCATCCTCTAAATCTTTCATTGAAGCAACCATGACAGGTGGTACACAAGACTTGCTTGAACAGTTACCTGCGTGTGGTTGGATTCGTACCGATGCGGGTGGGCGACCAGTGCATGGGTCGGGCGACTGTCCTGCATTCGCTCCGTATCATTCTCGTGAAGTGTATGATAACAGCGGTACATGGACTGTACGATTTTGGCTTGCTCCAAACAGAATCACTGGATTAGCACAGTTTGAAGATATGACAACTTGGCACAATAAAAGCGAAAGTGCAACAACAATAACTGTACCTGCGTTCAGTTCACCAGCACCAACTAAGTTGTACATTTGGAGTAAGTCGGGTGTGAACTACTTCAACAACTACAATGATGCTACACGCAACCACATGACTCGTGTACACTTTAGCGGTGTTGTGGATGCGATAGACCGCACACGCCCTACAGGAGCCGTAGGGTGGGCAGGAGAGCGTTATTCGTATCTTAACTCGCTAAGGGTGGGTACAGAAGGGTATGGGGCAGGTCTTGGTGCATGGCACCCTATGTTGGGCTTCTCCCCATACGGCCCTGCTTCAAGTGTTATGAGTACCTTCGGTCACCTACCTCACTTCACTCCAATGCAAAATTCGCCCGAAGCGAGTGGTGTATTGAACAATAGAGCAAACTCCGATAGTATTCTTACTACTCCTTATTCTTGGGATTACACAACCACTGCGGCGGCGGCATATACTGATGCGGAAGATTCTACATACTTTGCCAACCCACTTCACATCGCTGATGCTGATGCTGTTCCAAGAACACTTCATCATCAACAAGGTGTCTTTTCCCGTGGTTTCCTCGTAGTATCATACGAAGGTGAAATGGCTCTCGTAGCAAAGCGTGACCGTGATGGTATTACGGCTACGGGAGATTGGTTGGCTGTAGTATCGAAAACAGGCGCATCAGTCGCCGCATCGACAGCAATCACCTTTGCGGGCACCACGCAATGGGATGAGCGTATGCATGGGGTTGACAGGTTTGTTGCACCAGCACACGGTGGTCCTAACATCGAAGCACTTGTTACGGATACAACAAAGCCTACAGATGATATTCCAAGCAGTGCTTTTACTTTCAATGGAGCGATAGGTGGTGATGTTGAATTGAACAATGCGGAACCGTGTCTTGCAATGACTGGTGATTTGTTCTTCGATTTGGATAAAAGTCCGGGTAGTTTCTTCTTGGAAAGCACAACTGACATTGAGAGAAACATCATTAATGATAAGAAAACAAGCACAAGCGCAGAACTTGACAGATACGGCGATGATGCAAACTATTGGCTTGGTGACACAAATGCTTTCAAGATGAATCAACGCTCACCTGCTAAAAACTTCACAGTCGAACATATTGTTTGGAAGCGTATGGATGGTGGAAACCTCAGCCTTCCTGCTGTCAACGCTCGTGGTTTAGGTGCTGTACCGTTCATCACGAGAGTAACAGGTGCAACAGGTTACACTACAGGAGAAAAACTGTACGGTATCAATCGCTTCTCCTTTGAAACCACTAACAGTGCTATGTTCCCAATCATACAAGCACAGGAACTTTCTCATCCTCAACTTGCCGCAAGTCATCCCGATGAGTTGCGAAATGTGTTGTCAATACCAAACGAGGAATTACAATTTGAGGAAATGCAGGTAGAGGATGATACAGGACAAATGCATGTTATCGAAGGTGGTTCACCATTTGGTACCGTTATCCGTACATTTAACACAGTTTCCGACCGTAGTGCGGAAGGATTAGCACCAGCAATCGCAGGTAGTGGCATTGAGCCTAACATGAAGGTAAGGCTCCCACACCCCGACTCTATTCCCGGTAATCTAATCATTCGTAGTGGATTTGACAGATTACAAGCATATCAAAACGAAACAATGGGCACAGGTGGTATGACTCGACCACTTTCAAAGGACAGCCTAAAACATCTATTTACTGATGAAACAAAGGGGCCAAGACTCGGCGGAACATTTGGTGACCACAATTGGGAACACATCAGTCAAAGCCAATTCCCCGACCCCACCCATTCGGGTTGGGAAAACGCTACAGGTCACGCACCGCTTGAAACATCATACGAATTACATGACCGCACGCTATTCTTCCATGTGACTAAGAATGGTAACACGCACAGCCATCGCCACCCAACCTACTATACTCATAATGATGGTGTGACTAACAACGAACTAACAGGTGTGTCATACAGCGGTACCACTCTTACAGTAAACACCGCACCCAACGCTACACTGTATAACGAATCAATTCGTGATGGACGAAAGTTCTTACGACTTTACAATCCAACAACAGACAAGGGTGGTGTAGCATCATTCACAGGTATCGCTGGTTCTACCTTTACAGGATGTGTAGGTGACACTGATTTCGCTGAATTGATTGCTGGTGATATAACAGCACTTAAGGTGGTACCATCGTATTATATTCCTGCTGGTAGCACTCGATTCTTTGCTTCACGCAGATTGCGTGACCATGCAGAAGTGAGTGGCAACAGCCCCGACATGGCACATACACTGTACAAAGATAATCATACACTCAATGCGTTGCTTGCTCACGCAATGTATGAAGTGCCTAAGATGAGTCCATTGGCTCTACCTCGTATGGGTCATCACTTCGTTACACCTACTATGGCTGTACTACCCGGTCATTTTGCCCACCCTGCATATCAAGGGTTATACAATAAACACCAAGCAATTCGTTCTGCTACTGTTAAACACCATGAAAGGTTGCTTATGGAAGAGCAAGATATGGATGATTTGATGAGTGATATTTCATCCACTCTTACAGATAACTTGTACGGTTATGACACACAACATACATTCGGGTCACTTACTGCCACTCCAAGTGGCCCAAGTGACATTCACGGTGGGGCGTTCACATTGATGTTTGAATCTAAGATTCGCAGTGACGGTTACGGCGTTCTTGCGTCCGAAGGCCAAGCAGGTGTAGTAAACGCCGCTGGTGGACACACAATTGTGCTTGAAGCCGCTGGTACATACACACTACGAGAGCACTTCCCCGACCCTTCCGAAGTAGGTGCGTATCAAATTGTCATTCAACCGAATGTGTTCAAATCACAGTTAATTGGTTTCCATGAAAATACTGGTGCTGATGAACTGACGGGTCAACAAGTTGCTTTAGTGGTCGGTTTGCGTGAACCCGATTCCGCTACTGGTGGTGTAGGATTGGTTTTGGCTGAGGCTACATCAGCAGATGTGAGAGGTTGTGAAGTGTTTATCAACGAACTTATCATTGACCACGACCCCGACCACGGTAGTCAATTTACCAACATACCACCTTTGATGTTGTATAACCCGCTTGGTGTTCAAGCGACTGAAAGCCCTGCGTTTGTTAAGCGGTCATTACCATATCACCCACAGATGTTTGTTAAATCCTCACCGGGTATGACAACTAACATACCTTGGTGGAGTATTGTACACAAAGATGGACCCGACCATGTTGATGCTACTGGCTTCCGCCATCTCAATCATCATCGTCTTGACAATTACTACGAATTTATTCGTGCAAGTGCAGGTAGTATTGCTTGCCAAATCACACTCGCAGGATACCCAAGTATCCATCCCGACATATATCACGAAGTGCTTGAGAACATTAGCCTCAACCCTGTGTGTACTGTTACCGTGAACCCTGCTTCGAGTGCCACGACTATCACTGTAGATGATGCTCGTGGTTTCCCACAGAAACCGTACTACGGCAACAAGTTGGAATACATAGATGCAAACGGCGTGCGCCGCACTCACACTTACACTGAGCGTAGTGGGTACGACTCAACTAACATGAATAAGCCAAAACAATTCACCGTTGTTGCAAATGCTGATTTCACCGACAATATAGAAGTAGGTACAAAATTGCGGCTTACCCGTGCGTATGATTTCCGTCCCGCAGGTGCTATCTTCACTGATTCCTTGTCGAGTATGGTTACTCGAATTTTACCACAAATGTTGCAAGGAAGTCGTGATACAAATAGCCTACACATGGCCGATGCGTTCCTTTGCCTATGGCATCCAAATCTTGGTCGCCCCCACACCTTCTATTCGGATTCCAGTCGCACATGGTTAAATCCACTATTGGACAGGGCAGTAGCACAAAAACCACTTAACAGTATGCCCGAACACTTTGAAACTGTTCACTACCACGATGCTACATATTATGCCAGCATGGGTCCATTCGCTTTCCACCGAAAGACCCTATCACCTCCGTTTGATGTAATCGCACATGCTACTGTAGGTACAGATGTGGCGGCTACCGTGACAGCAGTTGACCCAGTTGCAAAAACCATCACTACAACTCGGCGTACTGCTTCTCTTTTTGGATACCAAATATCAGTGAACGGAATAACATTTGATGTTGCGGGTGACAATATCTTGAGTGGTGTCTTAAATGTATCACAAGACATAGTGAATCCTATTGCCATTGGTTCCACCATCAAAGTAGATGGTACGGGTGGGATGGCAAGTGCTCAACAATTAGATACTGTTCATGCTGTGGGTGTGCGTAGTTTCGCCCCACAAGGTGGTCAATATGATGGCAGTGATGCCTCAACCAAAACCATGCTTAATCACTTTTGGCCGTGTGGTAGTCGTGGCGGGCCGTTAGTTAGTCGCCTTGACGGGTACGGATATGTATCCGCCGCATGGGATTATCCGAGAGAATACACCTTTGATGGACCTGTTTGGACTGATGCTGATGATGATGGCTCTTATGTTGTAACTAACGGTATTACCAAAACATCCTATGACGGGATTAGTAATCCTACACGCACCCGTCCGTTTGGGTATCGTATTGGCTTGCGCCAACCATACAACAAACCACAGTGGTCGTTGTATGGTATGCGTGCATTCCGTGAACAAGCGGTACTTGGTGGAACAACTGTAACTGACATTAGCAGTGGTTATCCACACGGACCATTGGTACAAGGTGAAACTGAAACATGGACATACGCTGGTGGTAGTGGTCTTACTAACGGTACATACCCTAATACTCAAATTGGTATTATGGAGCGGCAAACTAATTTCAGTGGTATGCTTGGAGTGGATAAACCGGAGTTCCAAGTGCGATATAGCGATGGTATGCGTATTGCACGACCATTTGGTTGCCCTGTGCGTACACTACGCAACAAAGAAACCGTACTTCGTGATTGGTGGGGTGACATAAATGCTAAAAACATCGCTAAGATTGATGAAGCGGTGGGATATTATTTGGTAGATTGGTGGGGTAACACTCGTGGAGAAGAGGTTCGCCGTCACCCTGTTCGTGGTTTCGGTATTCGACCTGCTTGGGATGCGGCAGATGTGTATGAATATGATAGAACAAACGACGCTACACCATATCAGCGTCTATTCAACGGTGGTAAGCCGGTTGTAAACATGAAAGGATTGTTGGTTGCTGGCTTAAGTGGTAATTTAAGCGGTTCGCCGTATTCCACCATTCCACGCTTTGGTGGTCGTAAGAATGATGTGAACACAAACAATGCTAATGAGTTAGTCGATGTGTACTTCCCTACCAACGCTCACCGAGTTGGTGATGATGGGCACGGGCGTGGTCTACGATACCCAACAGCATTCAATGAAGATGTACTTACAGCACTTGACGAGCCATATCACGCTACTGGTGTTGTTCTTTCACATCATACCTCCGAGCCTAACATGAATGACGGATTTATTCGTGCACGCAATGATGTGCTACAACCCGATGAAGTACCTCGTGGTATCAGTGCACGCCTCAACATTGCCGAAGATGGATTGCTCAAACCCGAAGCGGTAGTAAGTGACCGTGTTGAAACAGTAAGTGGCGACTCACCACACAAAGATGCTGTAAGCCGTAGTAGCCCTCGTATCGGACTCGATACTGAAAACATAGAGGGAGTTGATGACAACCTTATCGCCATTAACACTGAGGCACACAGCCTACACACTGACCGTGGTGTAGGACAGCGTGTGGTACTACAAGGTGGTATGCAAGCAGGTTCACAAACCATCGGTCACTACGACTTAACAGGAATTAACTTCGCTGGACAACCCCAAGGTGGTGCAATGCGCCTTAGTCACACTTCTAATTTCAGTCCACTTGGTGGTACATATGTTGCTGAATCTCGTAATTTCGTCAAACCAATTAACGACAAAGATTGGGGCGGTATCACCGGCTCTAACAAAACATCTAATCCATACGAAACGAGTACATTCGACGCATCATCACAACAAACAAATCTTACTGATAAGAGTGTAACATACATGATGCGCCCTGTTCGTTTGCTCGATAAACAACACATTGAGATGTTCCGTCCTAACAACAGTCTTCACTCTTCAAGCCCACAATTTGGTAGTAATTACTTCTCCGCTACTGGTGGAGGTAAATACGGTATGTACATTTACGAGATTCTTAACGGTCGAGCGGCAAGTGGAAATTACATTCGTGCTACAAACCCCGACAGTAACCCACCATACGCCCCGTTGTATGTTATGGATATATCCAGTAATGATGCCACACCTGTAAGTAAAGGACCAAAGATTATCGGAACAAGTGCCAGTGGATTCGACTCGACAAAATTGGACAACGAAGTGACTCGTGTTGTGATGAGTGAAAATACACTACAGCACTATCGTGCTGATGCACCTCGTAGGCGTGCACATAAAGAAGGCGAAACAAAGGAAGAAAGGATGGATTACAGCGTCCAGCCACGCTTCTCTCAATCCCTTCATCCAAAAGGACATAAAGGAGATGTAGACTACAATTCTACAGACCACAGTGGTGATGGAGCATGACGGACTTTGACTTTTGTGATTGTTGCTCACCTGCTGACCTTGCTTTCGCTGTAATGAAGGCCAAAAAAAGTAAACCATTTCATGGTTATAACCCAAATAAGCACAGTAAGAAAGGTGGACTGAACGCTAAGGGTCGTGCCGCCGCCAAGCGTAAGAGTGGTGCAAACCTCAAACCTCCTGTGACAACCAAGCCAAGCAAACTCAAGCCCGGTTCAAAGAAGGCGAAGCGTCGTAAGTCGTTTTGCGCTCGCATGTCGGGTGTCAAAGGCCCGACCAGCAAAGGTGGTAAATTGACACCAAAGGGAGCATCCTTGAAGCGATGGAACTGTTGAGGTTGAATCATGACCGTCCTCAAGAATACAAGGACTGGTCGGTACAACACTGACGCAGATGAGGTCATGACCCATGTGCGTAAGCCCGTGTTCGTGGACAACGCCATTCATCACGGTCGCATCAGCGTGCAGAAGGCAAACAAGGCTAAAGTCACGGTGGAGAAGAAAAACACTCGTAATTTACAAGTGATGCCGCAACGCAACTATCGCATCCTTGAGGGCGAATCGTACATCCAATTGTCGCATAACAACACCCCCGGCCACTCGCTCAATACAGCCCCTTTCTTTGCTGATGATTTAATTTCCAGCACCAACAGCCCCATGCTCATCTACAACGCTGACACACCCGCCCAACGGTTGTTACCTCACAATATCGAATCATCGTCATTTGGTGTGTTGATGAACCTACGCAACATGAAGGGTAAGACGCTGGATGGTATAGGGTTTACAGGGCGTACAGTCAAACTCGGCCAACCAGTCGATGTAGGATTGCGTAGCACTGACTTGGCTATTCGACTTGGAGAATCAATTAACAGTGGTGCTACAAGCGTGAACATCTCACGCCCGAAGAGTGTTACATCATCTTCTGCACGCAAACACAGCACACGCTTTATTGGTCAAGATTTCAATAACATGAATCTTATGACGGCCCTTCGCTTCTTAGGTCGTCATGACAGTCGTATGCTCTTACTCGACCGCTTCGGCAATTTATTGTATATACCCATCACTTTTAGTGAAGCAACCTACACTGTAGACAAAAACTTCCGCTTCGGTCCAAAACAAGACAATCCAATTGAAAACATTTCAAACCGTGTAACCGTACAAGGTCATCCATTGGCTCTTAACGACTTGGTTATTGTAACTGTAGACGATGTTGAAGGGCAGGTCGAAGAGGTGCGAGAAGACACTGCGCCTGTGGTAGACAATACAGTTCGTACCACCAACGCCGCTCGGCGTGTAGCACGACAGATGCTTAAATCACGCTCACTTGTTCGTGGTAGCCTCTCAAGTGCAGGTCACATGAACTTACTTACACTGCGCCCCGGTATGACAGTAAAGTATGATGGGGTCAACAAGGTAGTCACCGAGGTTAAACACATGCCTATGCGGAACATGAGTGACCTTACCATGATGAACTTTGAAAGTGGTATTGAAGGGGTATTGCAGGGTATTTCCGAAGGGACAACAGTAAGTGCTAACGAGAATAATCCTGCTACCTATGTACAAGTTGTTGAGCAAAACTTAGCAATGTTTGGTAAAGTAGAATTAAGAATCGTATCAGCGGTAACAGAAAGAGGGGTATTTAATACAGCATACCTCATCGGTGGAGTGAAGGGAACACACAATCGTGGGCTTATTGGTGGAAACGGGCTACCGATTGGTGTGAACAAGACAAGAACAAGGAGGAATATATATTCCAGTTAGTGATTATATGCGTCGTCTTTTGCTTGACACCCTTGCAAGCAACATCAACGAGGTAATCTTAGGTTTTGATGGCACACCAGCAACCGCTGATGATGGTTCTGCTGGTAGACCTGCCATCATTCTCACACCTACAGTGACGATTGTTGATGATACATCTTTATTGGTAGAAGCAAAACTTCCATATGATACTTCATTTACTGAGCAAATAAAAGAAGTGTACATTCAATTTCGTGACAGTACCGATTTTACACCAGTGGGTCGATACACCATCACACCAATTACTAAATCAACAGCAAATGAATTAAAAATTCAAATCGCAATTGAGGTGGCATAATGAGCATTATGGATGATGCTTGGCTCATTCTTAAAGAGCGAAAGGAACAAGGGTATTATCGGGAAGCCACTATACCCGATGATAAAAGAAAACCTGTGACTAAAATTCCAAGATTTTTTGGTTCGCGGGAACACAGATACCAACAACACCCGTTTGCAAATCGCTTTGCTACGCTTGCTTTATCACAGGCTCTTGCTGATATGGGTGAAGACATAGTACCCGAAACACCTATTCGTGGTGGTGGGGTAGAGCAACGCCAAATGGATGAAGTGTTTGGAAGGAGAGGCCGAAGTGACTATGGTGGTATGCATAATGAAATGGATGTTCAAAGAATAAGGCAACTTCCACTGATGCAAATGCTCGGTTTGGCTGACTTGAAAGGCCAAAACATAGGTATGCAAGACAATAGAGTAAAGGTGTTTGACCCCGCCTTCCGTACTTTTAGAGGACATAAGATTGGACAATACGGAAAACCACTTGATTTTCAAGAAGGTACAGTTATGTCTAACATAAAAGAAAATTTCAATAATGTACCTGCCGATGAATTAGCGGAACTTGCACAACAAGTTAAGGAATACAGACCTCAATTTGATGTGTGGGAAGACAGGGGTAATGCAAGGGAATGGAAGGAAGGTATGGGTGATTATACTACAACAAGGGACACACTCGCTTATCTTAATTCATTAAACCAAGACCCACAGCAAACTAAATTATTTCAGCATGAAGGGTTTGGAGAAAACACGCAACAATACAATAACATGTTAGAACAATTGGGGAGAGGGCAATGACAGGCAATCCATTATCGGGGCATACAGCGGCAAACCACGCATCAGCAATGACTGGTAGCGGGGTCTTTACAGACAGTTTAGAAGATGGTGAACACATTACCAGCCCTTCGCTCACTAACATGCTTGAGGGTGTGCATGGTAACGGTATTATGCTGGAAGAAGACACAGCAGGTACAGCGAGCATTCGTGACAATCCCGAAGATTTACCCGGTGTCTGTGAGCAGGTAACTAACACTCACACTGTACGCATCGTAGGTGGACACGCTGTGCTTGATGGTGTATTGTACAAGTTCGCAGGTGGGCCGGGTTCATCTCAAGATGTTGCATTCACCACAGGTAGTGCACACAAGCGTGCTACATACAGTGCTCTTAGTAGCGGCCAAGAAGTATTGATTGTTGTGTACATTTCAAGCGACACAACGAATCAATGCATCACATGGGAAATGGGCACACCAGTCACCACGGCATCGAACACATATCCTACCACACCTTCTGCTTTCCTCAGTAATCCAAAATCAAGTGGGCTTGATGTGAAGCAAAGTGTTGTGCTCGCTGTTGTTCGTGCCGTGTATTCAGCATCGGGTGGTGACCTCAATTTGTCAATCACTGAGAGCAATGACAAGCGTGTGTTTGTACGCCCAACCCCGATGTACATGTCACCAGTAACCAGCGGTGTAGTAGGTGCTACTACAGCAGTTGCATCACACACTGCTCTTGATGCTTACAATCAAGATACTGGTGATTTAACCGCAAGTCGCTTTGGTGCTCTATGGCAATCATACAATACTGACGGTGACGCTGTATTGTATTACTCAGCAAAGGATTCGGGTGGTACACGCCATACTCATGTTCTTGGTCCTACAGGCTATGTTACAGCCTCTCCAAGCGGTACCAGTACATTCACCTTCAATGAAGGACAAGTCTTTGTTCTCAACCCATCCACAGCAGTGCAATTCAATCCTACGGGAACATTCCCTGCTGGTCATACAGTGTATGTAACAAACGATGCGGCTCACGATACTAACGCCATCACTTTCGACAACGCTGGAATTGGCATGGTGTTGAAAGGTAAAGAATCGGGCTTCTTTGTTTATACTGGTAGTGCTTGGAAAAATGTCATGCTTGCAAGCGGGGCGGTTTCTCCTAATGGTCACGGAGCAAATGGACTCTTACAACTCTCCGATGGTGGTGGTGGGTTCACCAGCGACACCAAACTTAGTTGGAACAGTGGTACACCCGAATTGGTCGTTGATGGTAAACTCACAGTAACAGGTTTAATCGACCCGCCGGGACTTGTCATTGACGAGAAGGTGGATATTGCGGCCACAGGTCACACCACAGCCGCAGGTAAAGGCTTGCTGTGGGTCAAGAGTGATACACCAAACAGACTGTATTTCACTGACGACGCTGGTACTGATAAGAAGGTAATACATGCCACCGATAGTGTAACCGAACTTACTGATGTGAGTGCTGTAGGTAGTGGTTCTATCATTACTACTGCCGAGCGAAACAAATTAACAGGCATTGAAACAGGGGCAACTGGTGACCAATCTAATGCTGAGATTCGTGCCGCAGTTGAGGCGGCTACTGATTCCAATGTCTTCACAGACAGCGACCATACAAAATTGAATGGTATTGAGGCATCAGCAGATGTAACAGACACAGCGAATGTTGTCGCCGCTCTAACAGCAGGAACCAATGTGGCGATTGCGGTTGATGGTACAATTAGTGCAACCGACACCAACACTGAATATACAGTTGGAGATGGTGGGCTTACTCAAAAGAACTTTACTACCACACTTAAAAACAAATTAGATGGTATTGAAGGTAGTGCAGATGTAACTGATACAGCAAATGTTGTTGCCGCCTTAACTGCGGGAACGAATGTGACTATTGCAGGTGATGGTACAATCAATGCAACCGACACCAACACTGAATATACAGTTGGAGATGGTGGGCTTACTCAAAAGAACTTCACTACCACTCTCAAAAACAAATTAGATGGTATCGAAGCAAGTGCAACCGCAGACCAAACCGATGCTGAAATCCGAGCGGCTGTTGAAGCGGCTACTGATTCAAATGTATTTACAGACGCAGACCACAGTAAGTTGAACGGTATTGCCTCAAGTGCTACTGCCTATGCCGATTCGGATGCAATATCGGCAGTTGAAGGAGAAGCAGATTTAGCGTTAGCAGGACAAGTTAATTTTCGTGCTGATGTTGGAGTAGTAACTAGCGACCCAACTCCAGCAATTGCTGATTCGGGTACAATATATCAATTTACCAAAGGTTCAGCAGGAACTTTTACTTTACCTGCAAGCCCAACCGTAGGTGTTCAATATGTTTTAGTTAATGGTGATGGTCAAGATATTGTTATTACAAGACCCAATAGCAATTATAAAATTAACGGCTCCACTTCTTCTACTGTCACCAATACTACCGCTTATGCCGCAACTTCAATAGTATGTGTAGTAGCAGGTAGCAGTGGTGAATGGTTAGTATTCGGTGGGATTTGATTGTTTCCTGTTGTTAGTGGTGTGCTTAATCAAGTAGCGGCGGTTAATACTAATCTCTATAATTTGGCTTCTGTTAAAGCCATACATGAAACTGCCGGAAACAATGCAGTGGGAATTAACTTTAACGCTGATGCGGCTGATTCGGCTTGGATGACTGGTATCCAAGTAATAGGTACAGACATGTATATTTCAAATAGAGGGAATAACAACTCTTTTGATAGTACACATGTGTTATTTTCAAAGTTACCAATTAGTTCTACTGGAAACGGAGCAGTTGTAAGGCAAAACCCTACGGGATTAAGCATAAACAGTTGTGATGGTTTTGGTTTTGATAGCACTGAAACAAAAATGATTATTGCTGACTTTGGCGCAAATGCCGTAAGAAGTGGAACCCTTTCTCAAAGTGGCAGTAGTTTAACAGTAACTCTCAATGGTAGTTCTTTATCCGCAGGTGGTGGAATTAGATACGCTCGCTGGAACAATGATGGTTCTAAGTATTACTTCGGCTACCAAAATACTAGTCCGGCCAACGGTACATCGAAAATTAAACAATATGCCACACAAACAAACTATGTGGTACGAAGCGACGACGAACAATTGGAAAGCGTTGATTTACCACATGACATCATCTCAGACTTAATTTTTAATTCCGATGGCACTAAGATGTATCTTTCTCAACATACTGGATATATTTACGAATACGGCTTACAGGATGCTTACGATATTACAAGCGGAAATCTCATTACTACTCTTAATTTAACTTCTTTCTATGGTATTGAGGGTACATCCCCTTGGCGACCAAGTAGTAATAAGGGAACAACACCTTGGATTACCGGTATATCTTGGAATGATGATGGAAGTAAATTATATGTCAGTTCATTATGGGGTATGACTAAACAATCTAAAGTTAGTGGAACTGTTAATCCTTCAACTGTTACCGGAGATGGCGGCACACGAACCAACACTATGCCAGTTATTGAGTTTAGAGTACAATGATAACAAAAAAATACTCATTCTTCTTCATTCATTGAAGGGTGAAGATACACATTTTTTAAACGGTACGGCTTCAACTTCTTGATAGCAGGGTCTAACCAAAATACCCCACATACCTTACAGTGTAACAAGTACACTCGTTCACTATCGTAGTCGATGAAGCGACCTGTAAGGCGACGGGGTATATCATGCGCCCCGCATATCTTACACTTCTGCTTCAACCTGTCCATCAACCGGCCCATTCCAACACGCCTCGCAAAAATCACCATCAATTAAAACCATACAAGGTTCGTTACACAATGCACAGACAAGCATACTCATCACTGATTTGGACGACGAGCAACAATATCGTCAATACGAAGGATAGCATTGGTCACTTCACTCGCACTAAGCACTGCTTGGCGTACCAATTCAAATGGCTCAAAGACAGGCTCCTTGAGCAAGTCCTTGACACCTCCTTCGGTTACATCGGGGCCAAGGTGCACATCACCTTGTAGGATACCGTGTCGCATAGCGAGGATAGTGTCAAGCGGGTCATGACCAGCATTCTCCGCAATGGTGGCAGGGATGACCTCTAAGGCATCGGCAAACGACTCGATGGCCATCTGTGCCCGACCGCCGATTTGTGCGGCGTGCTGACGCAAGTGCATAGCCATGCGAACGAATGAGTTACCCCCACCAATCACATACTTCTTTCCACTCATCACAAGGGAAACAACACCGAGTGCATCATCAAACCCACGCTCGACTTCTTCAAGTGTGTGTGATGTAGCACCACGCAACACCAGTGTTGCTTCGTTGCTTTCAACACCATCACCAACAAAAAGATACCAAACACCATCTTTTCTTTCACGAGTAATTGAAACCTCGGCGGCTTCCTCAATGTCTTCGGGAGTCTGTGCGATTTCCACGCCGCTCATTCGACTAAGTGCACGCATGGATGATTCCGGCATACGGCGTACAACCATGATACCGTTCTTCTTGAGGTATGTGCATACCATGTCACTCACACCATCACGAACAAAGGCTACTCCACCATGGGGCATTTCATTCACAATGTGTTTTGCACTGTCAATTAAATCAGCCTTGCTTGAACCCTTGAAAGATTGATACGACTTAGCATCAAGTTGAACCTGTACATTATCATCAGTCTTTTCAGTTTCAAGACCGTTGTTGATAAGCACCATTCTTCCGTATGTGTTTTCACCTTCAAGCACAAAGTCCTTGTTGACAATCACACCTTCATACAAGTACGAATCTTCAAGCGAGCCACCGGGAAAAGAAACCACCTTGACGCTTTCAGCATCGCCAGCCTTCTCCACTGCGCTCACGCACAGTTCCGATACAGCGTCCAACGCACTTTCAAGGGTCTTGCCCGTGATTGCCGTCTTAGCCACATTGATGAGTGCGCTACGCTCGTCACTCGTCATAGCCACATCATTCTCAAGGAACTTAACGGCCATCTGTGATGCCTCGTGATAACCACGACAAATCACATTCGGGTGCAAACCCTTCTCAAACAACATCTCGCTGTTCCCAAGCAATTGACCAGCCAGTACGACTGTGCTTGTAGTTCCGTCATAACACAATGCCTCTTGGGTACGAGCGACTTCTGCAATCATCTTCCCACCGGGGTGTGATACATCCAACTCTCGTAGGATGGTTGCTCCATCATTGGTGACGATGACATTACCGCCACCATCAACCATCATCTTATCCATACCCATAGGTCCGAGCGTGCTCTTGACTGTTTCTGCTACAGTCTTAGCCGCCCGAATGTTGTGCACTTGTGCTTTCTCCGATTTTCCTGCTTCTTTCTTATTCATGTATCTTCACCATTCCACTTCTATCTCCACGACCTCTCCTGTTTCGAGGCTTCGTGAGGAAATGTAACCTTCGCTTTTTCCAAATTGATACAAGTCGTAGGTCAGTTTAGCATCGCTTAAGCAATACTTCGCAACCTCGTCATACTTGCCTTCTCTCCAAGCGATAGGGGCATCAGCACTGTTCATAAGTTTACTGGTACCGAGAGAATGTTTAGTGAGCATTCCAAGGGATGTGTCCACTTTTGAGGCAGACAAAGCCGCCTTACTCACCAAGTGTCGTGTGTCGATTACTGAATCGGATTTCATCAAGTCGCTGGCTGTCCAGCAATCAAGAGCATCACGCAGTACAGGTAGGTCAAAACCTTTGATATTATGACCAAGTATCTGTCCACCCTTTGCTACATGGTCAGCCAAGTCATCACCCAATGTCTTTGGGTGTAGTGCCTTTACAGTGCTGTCACTGTTGAGTCCTTTGTTACAGTATATCGTACCATCACTTCCATCCCATGTGGCCACTACTGATGGCTCAAACAAGTGAGTGTTCTTCCACCCTCCTATCTCATGTGAGAAGTTCGATGTTTCAATGTCCAGTGCCATTATGTCGCTCATTGTGTATCACCAATCTTTCGGATGTAAACCCGGCCACCGCTCTTGCGGCTCTTGAATAGGGAGGCACCATAGTCCTTGAAATGCCTGTCGGCTGTGCTCTTCGATACCTTTGTCTTCTCCATGTAAGTACCGATGAAGATGTTCTTCAATCTCCAACCATCTCCATGTGAATCAATTTCTTGTCCAGTGAGTTCATGATAACATGTTACCATTGCTTCTTGGGCTTTGATTTGCTTTTGTTTGTTACTACCCACTTCAACTGAGTCTTCAAGCCACGCAATGAGGTTAGCGAATAAGTCCTTAAGAATTTCAAACGCCATGTCGATGTGATGTTCATTTACTTCCCACGACTCATCGAGTATGGCCATGTGAATTGAAAAGATACCCAAGTAGTTTTCAACAGCAGGAGTAAAAGATGCTACGATTTCACTCATTGAAGGACTCATCGTGTGAAGTAATTCATATATTTGGTCCGATTTATCGAGTAAAGCGTTTGAATAATTTACTGATGGAGTAAACATTTCCCACATGTACTCTTGCACAATATCTTCCTTCTCTTCATTACTGCTTTCTTCCCACGAAGTGAAACTAACCTCAGCCATGTTAAGCAAGCGGTCACGAATACGCTTTTCTGTGTTCCTAAAGTATTCGTAAAGGTCATCTTTAGTAATGTCTTTCTCAACAGGCTTCTTCATGAAAGTGCCAAGTCTACGATTACTTACTTCTTGCCTATCGTCCATGTCCCAATGCTTGTAGTACAACAAGACACGCTGGAAGATACCTTTCGTCAACACATAGTCTTTGACTCCTTTTGGTGGGTATGTGGTAATCCACAAAGACACAAGTGAGGGGCACTCAATCTTATTACCCTTCATGTGTTTCACGAGAGTGTTGTTTCCACTCCCAACAGGGTTACAGGCTGTTTGTAAATACAACACGGTTTCTTGATTGTGTTTATTTGGAGTGAGTAAGATAGAACCCTCATCAAAATTGATTGCTTTACGACCAGCAAGAAGACCTTCCACGGTTTCATACTCTCCTGTTGGTTTATTGTTGTCATCCAGTATAGCATTCGTAGAACCAATCATTCCGGCATCAGTACCGGATGCGAATAGTTCAAAGGGAATGTTAGCGTTTTCCATAATGTCGCTAATGAAGTTCCAAGCAATTGACTTACCTGTACGAGATGGTTGAATCCAAAACACATGCACTCTCAAGTCAAGATGTGAGTCGCCTGTAGGAAGGCGAATGTAAGGAAGAGTGGTTTGTCCTTGAATAAAAAAGAAGGAAAGTAAAGCGGGCATTTCATTCTTCATTGAAGTTAATGAAAAGTGTTCAAGGTATGCTTTCAAGATTGGAAATTTTTTAACGGCAGTGTACTCATTCATTAGAATCAACCCTTTTCATCTTAATTGGTTTATATATTCAACGACGAACCTTTCGTTCTTGTCGTACAGGTTCTTCACTTGTGAGTATATCGACAAGCATTTTCCTTCTTACATCACCAAGTCCTTTGACTTTCTTGATGGATTCGGGGAAACACATTTCTTCTATGCTACCACACTTCTCAAGCAACTTCTCAGCGGTTTCTTGACCAATGCCGGGGACTGTCATAATCATGTCGAGGCGCAAGTCATTACTTGCCACACGGCGTATGGATTGCGCTCCGTGTTTGCTGGCAGGTTTGTGCAACTTACCATGCAAGCGAACGATAAAGGAAGCGGCTTCACTTACATTGTTACAGTAAAACACTTGGCAATCAAAGTCGGACATAAGGCGAGCGATTGTACCAATCAGTTCGTTCTGCACCTTGGAATATGTGAGTTTGGTTCGCCCGTTGTTGCGTGCCATCGCAAGATACTTCTCAACCGTACCATGTACAACGATAAAGAAACGCTCATAGTTTGCATCCATGTTGTCGAGTTGTCGCCACAGGTGTCCACTGTGACTTGATTGAAACAGGTCACCAACACTCTTGGCTTCGACACACGCACCACCCAATAGGTAGTCACCAACAACCAAAGGTTTCCTTGCTACTACAAGACCTACCTTCTTAGCCTTGCGTTCTATAGATTCGCAAAGTAAACCACGCTCGTTACTGTCAATGTAAAGTTGAGGTTTCATTTGAACTCCCCCCCATCATGAAATTTACAACGCTCGGATTTGTATCCTTTCCAATGTCCACAACGCTTACCTTTCTTATTGACATATTCACATCTGTATTCATCGGGTGCTTCTTGTTTCCTACAGGTGTGGCATATGAAAGTGTAATCATCGGGCTTGTCATTCATTTTCTTACTGCTTGATGGTCTGCAATTACAGAAAATACATCTTAAGTTATGCATTAAATATCCACTCCTGTTCCATCGTAATACTTACATTTCCCCATGCAAAATCCTTCCATGTAGAGAGTCGAGCAAGTAGCATGAGAGTATCCTGTCATCACAACACTGCGTACTTGTTCTTCCGTTTTTTCGTAACGGTAGTCAACCCACTCTTGTGATTGGCATATACTCACTATGCTTTTGATATGCTCTTCTTTCTCCTTGTTACCCACACGCCACGCTGGATAGAACATACGAAACCTGTCTGCCAAGTAAGAGGCAAAATGGTACCGTGCCCTGTGAGGTGGGTTACCACCTCCCATTGCGGCTTGGGACAAGCAAGGGAGAATATGAATATCGTTTAATGATACCGTAGGTAAGTCAATGGGTTTTTGATTAAAGTTCTGTGAAAACTTATTCTCAATTATTTTCATGAGTAATTTATTTTCACCGAGGGGGATGTATCCAGTGTGTGCCTTCAAACCTAAGTCCATCAAGTCTTCATAGTCGAGTGACATTATTTGTTTACTGGTTAATGGAATAGACCATGCACCCCTCTTGGCATTGTATGAATTAGGTATGCGTATCATACCCGAAGTATCAAACATCACAGTAGGGTCATTGCAATTGAGTGGGCCTATTTCTTTCTCCCATGTTTTAATCTGCACCCTTCCCGATTGTTTAATTCGAGATACTTCACTTCCGGTTTCGGGTTTGAGAGTATCGGAAAGCGGTACCCATACATGGTATCCACCACCGCTAAACCACACATAGTGTAACAAGTTCTTACCCATCAAGTATTTGTGGAGTCTTTGTACTTCTTCTTGTGGCACATCGAATGGTACATCAGCACCACGGTTGTTGAAATCTTTACAATCGAAGTCCATCACAAAGTGATGTATCAACGGCGTGTTGTAGTCTACTCGATGATGCTTTGGTGCCTGTGTGTCTGTGTACCCATACGCTGTGAAGTACACATTACCACTACCGTTTTTACCACGCCAGTATGATTCTAATTCATCAGCGTTTCTTACCATGCGCCGCCAGCCTTTTTCCCCATTGCTTGATAACTCAAGCACTTCACGAGGATAATCAATTGGTACGAATGGCATGTAATCACCTTTGAGAATACAAGAACATGTTCAAATCTTTAACGAGTGCATGAAGTAATTCTTCTACTTTGTCTTCCTTCATATATCGAGCAGACACAGTGTACACAATGTCTTGAGGTAATGGCAGTGGCGCAACGCTACCAATACCATCATCCATAAATTCTCTTAACGAGGTCTGTCTGTACACCGAACGAGTGAACAACTTCCTACCGGGTAAGTTGCCACTCTTTGATGAGTGTAACCTAACCGTGAAGTTCGCCTTTCCTATTTTTTCTTTCAACATTATTTCTATCAATTTTATTGTACTTCTCATTTTAATTCCTCCAACATTTTGTCGAGTGCATCATCTGTAAGCGACCAAAATTCACACGCATCAACATGTGAACACCAATGGCATTTCATCTTCCCACTGTCACGCAATTCTTCAAGGGGCATACCCTTTGGTGGCTTACCCAACCACGGGTCTGTAGGGAAGTCCATTTCAATATGGGCTTTGATGAGTTTCTTAATTTTGTTTTCTACAGTGGTTTCAATTCTCTTTGCCGCTGTAGTAGGCTCGTAGTGTATGGTCGGTCCCTCACCGTCTTTGATGCCCCCACCCGGAAACTCCCATCCCCAATGGGTGATAGGAAGGAACTCAGCGTGTGGGCTGTGCTCAAGCATCATCTTGTAAAATTGCATCTCAGCACGCATGGAAGGTACTTTACCTCGCTTCTTGTACTTACCAGTCTTCAATTCCATAAGAGCATAGCCTTCACCATCTCGAAACAAGGAGTCGATGAACCCTCTCATGTGGATAGGGATTGCTTCACCATCTACCTCAACGAACCGGGTAGCGTGAATGTTAGCCTCGACCCCTGCGGGTCGCCACTCATCCCCACCAGTATATTCTAATCGGCGTAACTGCCATTCTAACCACTGATGGATTTGCTCTTCCTCACCGTACATGTACGGCGAAGGTGGTTGTGGTACTGCGTCAAAAAATAATTGTCGAGCCTCATCCATCTTTCCTTTCACCAGTAAATGAATTGCTTGCTGTTCTTGTTCTTCTGTGAAGTTGTTCCAAAACCATTCGACCATATCGTGTACATTCTTACCTCGGATGTGGTCGGCATTCTCTTCACCTCTCAACCCATCAAACTTTTCATGGAAGTATTGCCTTCTGCACCAACCGAAGGTACCGAGGCTTGACTTGGTGAGTCGCAAGATTTTGTCGGGTGTGGTGATTGGATTCCAATTGTACACACTTCGTCTGTATGACTCCACTTCTTTCTCGTTGCCTGTAGCATCGAGGTAGTCCTGTATTTCGGGACGGACTTCGGGACCGTTGACAAGGAACCTCATTCTTCCACCTCCATCTCAATCAACTTCTGTAAGTACACGGCTAAGTCCATCGCTTCTTCCTGTGCGTGGATGAGCCATTCAAGGCGGGAGAGTGGTGCGGTTTCCATAGTGACCCCGTACTTGTTCTTGCCTACTTCTGCTCGCTGTGCAATCTTCTTGCATACTTCGTCTTCGATTCTGCTCATTCTTCTTCACCTGTAATTTCCTTAATGATTCGTTCTGCTTCGCATAACTTACAGTGACGACTACTTTCAAATTCGGGCCTGTGTATCATTGGTTTCACGCACTTCATTTTTTCTACCATTTCAATTCCCCACATCAACATATGTTGTTAGTACAGTTTTGTGTTGTGCGCTTGACTCTTCCCAATACTGTATGTTGAAATCTTTAAGCAAAGGCTTCCAATGTTCATCAAATTGTTTCTTAGCGTTAGCCAATACATTCTTTGCAAAGACCACGCCATGAGTAGCACCCACCGTTACCATGTAGCCCACGAGTTGATTCATGTCTTGAGCATTGAAGTTTCCTTTCTTAACCTCAAACACATAGAAGGCATCGCCACTGTTAGCGGTCACATCCATGCTAAGGTTGGTATCAGTGGATTCTTCTGTCTTAACATCGTTCCAAATTGCATCACCGTTTGGTAGCACTTGAGCCTTGAGATAATCTGCGAGTCCATCACGAATAAGTGATTCACTAAGACTGTCGTAATCATCATCGTTTTCGGGTGGGTTGAAGAAAGATGTGATTTTGGCTTCCTTAATTGCTTCGGAAATTACCTTCTTCATCTCATACCATTCATCTGTTTGCTGTATGTTATCTTTCTTTGGAGTTGTAGCCAAGTGCCCCTCCTTCACTACCAGTTGCCCGACAAGTCCGTTAAGTGAGGTGTGATTTTTCGCTCTCCATACTGTCAATGGTTCATACACTCGGTGCATGATTACTCGGTCGTTTTGTACCACATCAATACCACCACCATAACTATGCCTCGCCCATACACCTTCATGTTCTTCGGGACTCATCCCGATAGTAAGTTCAGCAACAATGTTTTGAGTTGTTATTTCTGTTTTAAGAAGGTGTACATTTGTAAGTGTTGTAGGGTGGAAGTATGGAGGAAAAATAGCCTTCACTGTTACCGTTGTAGGATTCCCTTTTGCATCTTGAATAACTTGCCCATCTTTCATATCTACTTCGTTAATCACAATACTACCACCTTGATTGATGAAGTTAGCATAACGAATGCCCAAAGAATCTCGTAGGTTATTGACCCGCTTAACTGCAAACACATTCAGTAACACATTCATCACGATTTTTGTTCCAGTGGTAGTAGGGATAGGTAACCCGTCATCAATGTGAAGGTCATTACCTTCATATCCGCTTATCGCATACGAGTCCACCCCGTCATACGAGCGTATAATGTCAAGTCCTTGTGAAATATCTGTATCACCAAAGTATGCAATAGCACTTTTCATACCTACACCATGTTCATGTATGCCTTTATTGGTTCTTGCACCAACACTCAAAGCAACAGCCGCTTCGGAGAGTGAAATACCGTCACCGTCATCCACAACAGATATTTTCTTAATGTTTCTTTGTCCATGATTTTCAACCAATAAATTGATTGAAATGTTCTTGGCTGTCACGATGGCGTTGTCCACCAGTTCGTGTAATGCCGAAGTGAATGTAAATCCACTCTTGGACATTGTGTTTGCCATCAGTTCGTTGTTACTTTCCATTTTTATTATCTTCTTTACCATTGTATCACCATAATTTTCTTGGCACCCGTCGTGCCGTGAGTCCATCTAAATCCCATTCAAGTGCGTCGTACACTGATTTTAATTTACGATGAATCCATCTGTCAACAGTTGTTGTCCAATCTACTCCGTAGCCTTGCAACTGTTCTTCATGCTCAAAGGCTACCACATTACAGTAGGGTTGACCTTCCGGTACCTCATCGACAAACACCCATTGTGCACTGTCGCTTTTCCTGTACTGTGTGCCTATGTATTCGTTTGAATACTTTGCCGCTTTGATAGCGTTAGGAGTGTGACTTGGATGGTAGTCTTCGATGTTCTTCTTGATACCACCATAGGAGGATGCTTCTGTGACCGAGAGTTCACCGTTGTATGCTGAACGGATGAGTGGTCGTACCTCATTGAAAATATCTTCCTCCGACTTTCCAGTGGAAATCAAGGTGAATACTTTACCCAGTATTTCTTTTGTCATCACAGGTGCGCTCGATGCTTTGATAGAGAAACCTGTAACTTTCATCTTCCCTGCTTCGTTAGGAGGGAAAGACTTCACACCGAAGTTCATGTTCTTCACCCTCGCTGTAAACCAGTATGGGAAGAAAGCCTCAAGTTCTACATCGAGGTACTTGAGATTCATTTCTTCTTGAGCGATGCGAGTTAATTCATTCGCCACCACTTCTGCTTCATCAAACGGTACTTGAATGTAACAAGAGTCAGTGTGTCCTGCAAGCCCACGGTACCCCATATCTTCACTCTTGTCAACCAGCATACTGATTGACTCACGACCAAGATAGGTAATCGACTGAGCGATTTCATAACTGCTCCATTGCCCACGAATCTTCTTACTTCCGAGCATACCGTATATGGCGTTCACAGCAACCTTCACAGCCATCTGTAGCATATCATATCCCAACTGTTCGTCCGGGTCTGTAGCGGCCTTCATAAGACCCTTGTAGTGCTTACGAAGTGCAAGCATATCTTTGACCACCTTCGGAAGAATGCCTTCCTTGTCCTGTAGCCAATGGAATGTACCACCTGTACCGGGGATGTATGAACCATCATCATCCATCTTCGGTGGAATGTTGAGTGTGAGAGTGTTGGGTCCGGGCTTGTCAGTGAGTGTAGTGTGGCATAGGTTAGCCGAGAGAATGATGTTTGGGTATAGCGAAGCAAAGTCAACCAGTGCAACATTCTCATGTCGCCCCGGTACGGTGTTCATCACCCACGCCGCTTGTAGTGGTGCCCTTTCCTCTACCCAAGAAGTAGGTGCTTTCATGTTTGTTTTACGACCAATTAAACCACGGAAGTATCGACTCACATTGTGTGTACTACCGAACTGTACACCAGCGACCTGTTGTAGTGCAAGGTGGAAATCAGTACAGTGTAACTTCTCATCAATATCACGAAGGAGAGTTGTATCGACTAAACAGTAATCAACGAAGTCATCGTAGTATTCTTTCCAACCATTGAAGACTGTCATACCCTCAATGTCATCGGTGAGTTTGTGACCAAGCCCAAGTTCAGTAGCGAACCAATTCAACTTTCGTTGCTGTGCCTTACCACGACCACTCTTCTGCCACACACCTTCAAACCCACTTCCTTCTTCTGCCATAGCCGCTGTGTCAAAGACAAGCCGACCTTTGATTGGTTGTGCTGTGGTCTTGTATCCCGAACCGTCTTTCTTAGGTGGAAGGAAGATACCAAGAGGCGACATATCATGTCGCAGTGCACCAAGCCTTGTGTGTAGTTTAGGTAAGTCAGCCCAACCACCAGCGTGAGCGATGAGCATGTCGGGGTCACACTCTCTCAAGTGTTCCAAGAATCCTGTAAGCATTGCATCTTCGTTTGGATAAGTACGGAGTTCGTACCCATCATATCTATCAATCCACTCAGTCTTTGTAATCGTATCACGAATGGAAACCTCACTCCATGCGAACACAACATTGTGTTCAGCGTGTGAGTCTGCTACAGCCATGACAGTGATTTCACCATCACCTGTAGTCTGCCATTCTAAATCGTAATACCATTTACGGGGATGGAACTCCGGTATCTTGTCCGGGTAGTTCGTGAGAAGAATTTGGTCAAGGTAATTCAAATCAGCCTCACAAGTCCACTTGCCTACAGCATCTTTAATTTCCCATAAAACATTTGGATGATTGACTTCTACCTTCCACAACTTACCCCCGTTGAGTGAAACTGAAACCTCTTCGGTAACACGGGCGTGCATGTTCTTTAGTCGCCTTAATACAAACGAAGGTGCTTCTTGTCTTAACCAACAAAAGGGATATACAAAGTCATCATCTTCGTGTGAGATGTAACGCTCTTTCAGTACACCATCGGCTCCACGAGTACGCACATATATTGTGGGTGGGTCGTAGGGGTCATCCGAGGTGTATTCGATAATCATCAAACATCACTCTCGTTTACAATCATCAGTAAAGTATTCTGTTGTTCAAAGATAACAAGTGTTTCATCACCCATGTGCACACGAGCCTTACCTATGTCGAGGTACTGCAAGCATACAGGGAGCCAGTCACCAAAGTGGGTCGAGATAGTAGCACTCGGTCCATCGTTGTCCATGAACGGTAATGTCGTGAAGAGTCTGCCCGTAGCCGCTTTACCAGCCACAATACCAAACTCACCTTCACCACAATGCGCTCGTAACTTGAACTGTGAATCTTTAGCAAGGACACCTTTCATACCTGCGAGGGAAATCAAATCTGTTGTCATCACATCACCATGCACATTCAACTCATCACCTGCGAATGAAGACCATCCACTTGATGATGAGTTCTCAAGTAACTTGCGTACCACCACTGTCTTTGCCGCTGAAAGAATATCATCAGTGCTTGGAAGTTGTAACTTGTTTCCACCTGCTTCGATGTGCAATGGTTTAGTTTCAGCCGCCTGTCTAAGACTCACCTTGTCTTGCTTGCTTGCTTTGAGATAAGCAATAGCCTTCTCAAGCAAAGCGATGTGAATGAATCCTTCTTCGTCCACTGTAGCACCTGTCATTTGCTTACGCAGGTAGTAGTTGGCAAACCCTACCTCGATGGTAAGTCGGTTACCACTACAACTCATACGAGCATCGGTGACACCCTTACCAAAAGATGTAAGGAAGGTCAACAAGTCTTTTCTTTCAACAGTTATCTTTGTCATAATATCACCTCAGTGAGAAGGGGGAATAGGAAGAGGAAAACCAAGACCCCTTGTAGTGTAAGTCGGAAACACTTTTGCTGGTTGAACATAGCCCCACGCTTGTTCTTCCACCCATTCATTACTTCACCAAAACCCTTCTCAGTTGTGCTTGAGTAGAGTATCACAAACTCCCATCATACAGTTCGGGTAGTCCGAACCATTGCGGTTCACCATTTGGTCGTGTCACAAACACAGTGCGTGTTTGGTCTTGAAGTGCTGGATTTGTCTTGCACTTCTTGAAGCGAGCCTTGTACTCCGTCTTGGTCAATTTACCATCGTCGTCGTACTCATCTTCTTGCTCCATCCAAATGATTGTTGGAAGGTAATTGTTTGTCTTCTTCTCCCATTCGGGTGACCATTTCGCTTTTGATTGGTCGTCCGAGAAGGAGAAGTTTGTATTGCGTAGGTGAGTTTCCCAAAAGACCCTCACACCAGCACGCACAAGGCTACGGGAGAGAGCCGTGAGTTGGTGGAACCGAGTGTTTCGGATAGCCCAATCGGACTGTCGCTCCACTCGCTTTGCATCACCAGCACCACGGTTGTCTGCCGCTTCGATACCATCCTTGGCCAGTCCCAAGTCAATGATACGCATGTTGTTGGTACAAATCTCCAACCAAGAGTCGAGGCCGCTTACGAGCACACCCCACACTTCTTGTTCGCCGCTTTGTACTTGATGAAGAATGTACTTCATAATGTCCATCACACGCTGATGCGTGCCGGGATAGTCGTATGCTGTACGGTCACTCACACCCATCTGCCATGGCTTCCATGACTTGATGTTCGTATTCTTGTTTACTGCTGAATTAAGCATGGCAACACCCATATCGAAGTCAACAGCGTGTAGCAAAGCATCGGGATGCTCTTTGACATACTCACCAAAGGCATGTGTTACCATACCCGATTTACCTGTCCCGTCGAAACCAGCAAGCCCAATGAACATGTGAGTCATGTCTTGGTCTGCCATCTTCTCTTCTTCAATCCGAAGGTGGGCGAAAGGGTCGTTGCCCTTCTTAGGGGCGACCTTCTTGCTCTCTTCCTTCTTCGCTTCTGCTTTCACTGTCTGTCCAAATCCTGCCATATTTATTCCACCTTTTTCATTACTACTGCATTGATTTGAATGTACTTATCCCCATTTGGGGATTCGACAATTTCTTTGCTGAACTCATCAAATGTAATTCTCCATGCATCACCTTCGATAGTTATGTGGGTTGGTACTTCACCTTTAATCAAATTGACCAACTCCTGTATCGCCACCAGTCATGCGGCGGCGTGCACGGCGTGGGTCGGCATAAACGCCGAACACCGTCAACTTAGGAGTCGTGAGTCCATCTCGTGTCTTCATACCAATGCGGCCAAAGACAAAGACAGTAGAGCGTTCTGCATACGGGAACGCCTCTTCACCCCAATGGGATGTGAAAGGTTGTGTACACTTACCAACAGCACCCGGAATCCAGCAATCAATGTCACCGGCAATACTGCTTGAGAGTGTCATGTTGTAGTTGTGTCCTTCATCGTCATACTCGCTTTCACGAGGTTCAGTGGACATGCGAGTGATGGTTCCCTTTGTAACCACAAGAGGACCGTATGCACGCTTGTCACCACCGATGGTCATGAACTGCTTACGGCTTTCGTATGCTTGCTCAAGTGAATCAATGGACACATAGAAGTCATGAAAGTCTTCCATTGTCCAAAACTTAGGAGGTTGTAGGAAGGGTTTGAGGTTGGGGTCAAGTCCTTGGAACTCATCTGTGTAGTTGATTGTAAACTCGCTGTATGTATTGAGCACATCTTTGAAGTTCTCGTTACCGCCTTCCTTCGGAGGTACAACCTGTACCTTACAAGGTCGCCCAATATCCAATGACTTGTACAGGTTGTCACCCTTCAAGTCAATGCGCCAAAGGCTAACGCTACCATTCTTTACGAAGTCTTGCTCTTCTCCACCCAAGAAATATGCGTATCGACCCATGTTCTTTTCGGGTGATGCTTCGTTGTTGTATGTGGTTAGGCACACCCAATCGTTACCAGCCTTGAATCCATGTGGTGGAACGGGGTTACCCTCTACAGCCACACCTGTGTTTGCTGTACCGTCCTTTGTGGTGAGTGTCCACACTCCATCTTCCTTCTCATACAAACCAAGTCGCCCGTCACTAATGCAACCAGCAGGGTCTTCTTTGTACCGCTTAATGTTCGCACGAACAATGTTAGCAAGTCGGTCACGCTTCTTGTCAGCAACGCCAAGGAAACTGCCTACCCATGTCTGCAATTTACCATTACCGCCACTGCTTTGTCGGCGAGTTTCAACAATCAATGATTCAGCCCAATCAACGAGCAAGTCTTCATCTTCTGCCATCGGGTCAAGTGAGTTGTGTTGTGTCTTACACAGTTCAATAAAAGAATTGACCACTACTTCATTCGATTGTCCAATACGCTTTGCATATGCGTGCAAACGACTCGTCACCGAAGACGGTAGCCCACTGGACGAGTTCGTAGTATCAGTCATGCTTCCAAAGCCATTACCGGAGGATTCATCCTCAATATCGCCGTATTCATCTTGGTTATCCCATGTGCTCATGTTTTCACTTCCATTTTGTTTTTCAATCGAGCGACCAGTACATCCACATAGGATTCACTGGAACCACCCCATTCATACACATACTTCATCATATCACCCCACACCTCCATAATCACAAAGGTGGTGTCAGCATCCATATCGAAATGCTTACGGATGTTACGATGAAATTTGTTCATGAATGACAATTTATCGCCCGAAGAATCTAAGAGTGTGAGAAGGTTCTCACGAAGGTCATTGAATTTGTGTGTAGTGGTGTACTCCCACCAGTCCTCATCATTTTGTTTAACGATGAATTGCTTGATGGCATCATCTGTTTTAGGACAGCCTTGCAAAGCGGCCACTGATGCACGAAGGTCACCGCCGTGGTACTCCACTACATCTTCGTAGTACATCGACCACTTAGCAGGTACTCCTTCAATGCGATTGAGATGGAGTGCACCCTGCTGAGGCGATACACGGGAAAAAGAATAAAGCGTGCATCGACTCTTGATGGCAGGACGAATCTTATCAGCATAGTTCGCAGTTAGGATAAACAACACCTTGTTGGCGTACTTCTCCATAATACCACGGCAAGCGTCCTGTGCGGCGGGGGTAAGACCATCAGCCTCATCCCATACCACTACCTTACGCTTTGCACCAATACCACTTAGACGGACGAAGTTTTTGACCTCATCACGAATGTAGTTGATTCCCCTATCATCACTGGCGTTTGTCCACAAGATGTTCATGTCGTTGTAGGCACTACCAAGCAGGGTGCGAGCGAGAGCATTGGCGGCACTCGTCTTACCTGTGCCCGGTTCACCTACCAGTAGAACAGCCGCAGGGTATTCCCCTGTGCTCTCCCAACCTTCTGCGTCCCGAACAAACTGTGCGTTTCCAACCACTTGAGATGGGTGGACAGGTCGTAGTTGCTCATTCCAATTCATTTCGACTCAACCTCTTTCATCTTAATTGGTTTATATACTATTCACCAAAATCGGTGACTATCATAGTGAATCACAGAATGAGTCCCACGCCTCAACCCAGTACATGAACTTCTTCCAGTTCTTTCCTATCTTCTTACTGCGCCGTGTGCGTGTACCATCCTCGTTGTCTTTGTAGTTGACTTTGGGTATAGGGTTAGCACGCATCCACAATATCTTCTTGATGTTCTTTACATCCTGCACACACATCAATGATTGAAACGGTTCCAACTCATCAATGAAGCGCATCATCTTGTCACCATATATCCTCTTAGTTTCCATTACGGAGAGTCCTTTGGAGTTAGCCCACACTTCGATGCACTTCTTCTGCTCTTCCGTACAGGACTTCTTGATGCAAATATACGATTCAACTTTGATTCCGTATGAGTATGGTGAGCGATGAGTGGAAACGACATACTTGATTTTCATCAATGCCATGCCCAAACCTATGTTTTCAAGATTCATCTTCACCACCAGTAATAGCGTAGTAGTCGAGTATATCGTCAACGCTATCGACACCCATCGTGTCTTCCACTTCAATGAATTTGAGATGCCAACCGTCATCCGGCGACCATGTGTAATTGAACTTACCAACCAAACACTCATCCACATTGTGGAAGGTGTGTCGTATGTTTGCATTCACACCACGACGCTTCAATGCGTTGTCAAGTGAGAATGGTAGTGTGTCTATTGTGAGCGTAGTCGTATCCACAACTTCACCAGCATCACTAAAACCGATAACAATTTCATAACCTCCTTTGTTTAAATTTTGTATGGTAAGTATCTGTGAGTACAATGTATTCGTCCCGTTGGACTTTAGGTAGTAGTTTGTTTTATGGTGAATTAAAAAACCACCCTTCGCATATGAATCAAGCAAGACCTGTGACTCGTGCCACTCATGGTTCATCGCCTGTTTCGGTTTAGAGAAAGGAAGGGGGGTGTTGTATGAATGCCAGTGGCTTGTACCCGTAGGGTTCTCCCACATCCAACACACAGCGTTGCTATCAAGCATTGGTGTGAAGGTAGTGTTCAGTGTACCGTTTCGATTTCGGACTATCCCGTCACCCACATACTTCAAGGTAGCACAGTCGGTAACGAACCACCACTCTTCCGGTACCTCTTCACCGTCCCACGATTCAAGTTTCTTGAAGGGGGTGTGATGTTCTTTCACTTCAAGCCCATCATAAATTACCGAAAGATGTATATCAAAAGAATGACCAGCGTTTAAATTACTGTGCTTGTATAACCAGTTCTTGAATCGGTTTCGTTTAGAATACCAACGGTAGTCCAACGCCCACCTCCATATCAGTGCGGCTTCTTTCACGCTGATGCTGTTGGCAAAAGAAAGCACCCATTCGTCATTCGTGTGTGCGTTCCTCATTAGGTCCACCACTTCCTTAAGTGTGAATGTGCTTGGTACATCCCCCGATTCCCATGTTAAGATTTCCACAAACGGTCTATCATCTGCAACCTCTAAGATGCGCTCAAGCATCACGCCGCACTCTTTTGCAAGTTGCGTTTTCAATCTATGCAAGGACACTGAAAGCCTATTCGTAGTATGTACAAAGTCCCAAATCTCACGACATTCTTTTTTCGTGATTTCTTTCACCAGTAATTTATTTGGCATTCGGTTGATGAGTTCGGCCAACCTCGCCAAAGTAAGCATGTACTCACTCTTCTTCACTGGTTGGTAAGTTCGTCTTTATCGAAGTGATGCCCCACATCCAAGGAGGCACTCTTTCTCCGTTACGCTCTTTGCCGAGGATAACAAACATTCCACCTACACCTTCATCGAACGCACCGTTTTCTGCGTACTCAACAAGTTGTTCTCGTGTTTGTGCTGTGTACTTATGGGTGGTTGATTTCCACTGCATGAAGATTTCGTCACCAGCAAGTAGGTGGAAATCATCGGGGTCAACATTTATGTCTAAGCCACAAGAGTTACAACCGAGGATGATTCTCCACAAATCAATAGGCACAGTCTTTCCATTCGATGTTTCTGCATCTACTGTTTCGATGTACTCGGCCTTTGATTTCTCAAAGTCATTGTTAGCAAGTGGGTATCCACATTCACAAGCCCATGTTTGTGCAAGTTCTTGTTTTGCTTGGAACTGCATTTCTGCTTGAGCATTAGGGTCGAGTGGTGGTGTGGCCATTTCCAAACCATCGGGTTCTTCCATTGTAAAACCACATGCCTCCATGAGAAGGGTAAACTTCTCGTG